AAGTAGCTCATCGTTTTGGTTTAAAGTGGGGATTTGACGGTCTTAAATATACATACAATAGAGAAGGTAAAGAACTTGGTGTTATTAATGTAACTAAAAGTTATAGAAAAGCTCTTGATTTTTTAGGATTTGATGTACAAAGATATGATCAAGGATTTGATAATCTTGATGAAATTTTTGATTTTGTTATTTCTTCAAAATACTTTAATCCTTGGTTATTTGATTTTGAAATTATGAATAGAACAAATCGTGAACGTGATATGAAACGTACTACTTATGCAAGTTTTGTAGAACGTGTTGCACCATTTAAAAATAAAAGTGTAGATTCATTTTATTATTTTTATTCAGATAAAAAAGTATATTTAGGATTAATTGATTTTCATTTTCCTGGATTTTTGAAAGAATAGAGACAATTAGAGAAAAAAGACGAACGCAAAACGGCTATCTCTAATCTCTTCAATGGTCGTATGGTTATGGAAGAGTATAAACTAGAAGGAAAAGCTCTTGGTGAAGCTCTAAACAATTTCAAAACTTATTTTGCGAACAATGATTTATATGAAGATTATATTTTAGAAACAAACAACACTGCAGAAATTTTACAAAAATTTGCACAAATTAATAAATTGTCATAAATTATTATTATATTCGTATTATGAAACTAAAAATTATTAAAGACGTATTAGGAAATGATTACTTATCATTAACTGATTTTAATGATATTTTTTTTGATGCGTTATTGGATTTTGCTAAAACAAATATTAATGATTTTGATTCTATGAATCAGAATCTTTTAAAAAGAAATGGAGGCAATTATCATTTAACAGCATTTAATGTTGCTGAATGTAATAAAAATCCATTATTATTTAATTTATCCGATATTGATATTAATGATTTGAAATTATTTGGTATTGGTTCTATTTCTAAAGATTCTAATGAAACATTTTTTATTGTTTGTCAATCAGATACAATTAATAAAATTAGATTAGCATTAGGTTTACCATTTAAAGATTTGCATATTACTATTGGTTTTAATAATAAGGATTTATTTCATGCTAGAAAAAACGTTTGTAATATTGTAACTTCTATTACGCTATTTTAATTTTTTTGAAAATAATTACGTAAAAGTTTTTTTATTTAAAATAATTTACTATATTTGTTATGTCAAACAATTAAAACATAATAGATATGCAAGTTACATTTTTTAAAGTTAGAAACGCAAGCGAAGAAATTAAACAAGAATTGTTTAATGAAATTATCAAATTTGTTGATGTTCAAAATTTTGAAAATGACCATGTAGTTGAAGATTTTGGTTACGATGGTAATAACGAAACTGGTGTTATGTTTACATTTTTGCCAGCAGATCAAACAGAAAAATTGATTGAAGTTCTAACTAAATTTGATTTGCTTATCAGTAGTAATGATGTAACTACTGCTGTATTGATGGGTGATTTTCAAACAAACCCACATTGGTTGAGTTTGTTTGGTGAAGATACTATTGCTAACTTTAACAATATTCTTACTGACTTTCTTGAAAGTAATCTTACAAAAGATCTAGTACTAGATAAAATGAATGAAAAAGGTTTTGATAGTTTGACAAAAACAGATCTTAAAGTATTGAATGCATAAAAAAAAGAGAAGCTTAAGCTTCTCTTTTTTATTTTAATTATTTTTAATTAAGCACCAACTGTACTTGTTGTTGTACCTGCTGCTATTTTTTGTAATAATGTTTTAGCTGGTTCAAAAATTAAAACAACTTTATCACCTTGGTTTATTGATTTAATAACACCACGATAGTTTTTCTTTTTTAAGAATTCCATTGCTGTTTCATATGTATAAGGCACTTGTTTGTTATCACCTTTTTCCATAAATGTCATAGTTTTACCTTTGTGAGTATTTTCTAATTGACGTAATCTTTCTTCAGCACCTTTACGACCTGCTTCGATTTCTTCTTTAGACGGTCCAAATAAACCTTCTTGAACTGGTTCTTCACCATCTTCTTCAGAAAAATCATCACCATCAATTGGTTCTTCATTTTCGTCAGCGAATTCTTCATCACCTTGTACTTCTTCAGTTGGTACTATTGATTGATATGCATCAAATGCTAATTGCATTTGTAAATCTGTTAACATTTCAACCTCTTCAGCACCTTCTTCTAAGTTTTCCATATATTCATTAAACTTAGCAGATAAAGCTTCTTTAAATGCGTCTAAAGTAACAACCGGTGCATCCTGTGCATCTTCAGTTTCATCTTCAAATTCATTTTCAGTTTCATTATCAATTTCAGTTTCTTCTACACCTTCTTCGTTAGATAATGCGTCAGTGTCCATGAAATTTTCATTTAATGATGGTAAACCCAATTTTTTTCTTTTGTTGTTTTCTGCAACAAATTGTGCAACTGTTGTTATCATATTATTAAATATTTTTTTATTATATATTATTTTTTTAACTTATATTATTGTATAGGTTGAATTGGTTCTTGTACTCCACCTTGAACTGGTTGAACTGGTTCTTGTACTTGTGCTTGAACTTCACCTTGAACTTCACCTTGAACTTCTTGTGTTACAGGTTGAACTGGTTGAACTGGTTCTTGTGCCTGAACATCTTGAATTTCACCTTGAACTTCACCAGGAGTTTTTGTAGTTTCGCCCAAAATAGCTGAAACTGGTAAAGATTCAACATTTAAAAATGTTGCTTTAATATATTCAACAAACATTTCTGATAAATCGACATCAGACCAATTTTCTTTTGGGTCAATTCCGTTTTCTTTTTTTGCTTTACTGATAAAAGCATTAACTAAAGATTTTGGTATATCAATAACAGTTTTAACTTTATATAAATCACCCATTTTATAAACAGATTCATTAATAGAACCTAATTTTTCTAAAACAACTTGTTCTTTGCTTTTTAATGACATAATTAATTATTAATTTTTTTATTATATATTAAATTATTTTGCTAAAGTATAACCCAAATATCCACCACCGACAAATAATATTGATCCACCAACAAATTGAAATACTCTTTTATTTTTATCATACCATTTACCAACTTTAGTACGACGTTCTTCAATAGGTATAGTATAATTATACATTGAATTAACTTTTAATTCTGGATCATCAATTTTATATTTAACTAAAATTGATTTATCTTTTTGACGTTCATATGTAGTTTGTATTTTAATATCATATTTATAATCAAATTTAAAATCAATTGCTTTATCTAAAGTAACAAACGCATTCCATTGTAAATTTTTAGATGTATCAGTTTCACTAAATGGTAAAGTTGTACCTAATTTAAAACTAATTGAATCATTTGAAACAACTCCTGGATTTTGTCCTTGTTTAATTTGATCTAATAATATTCCTTGTTTAGATAATTCAGCTTGGGTAGATGATATTAATCCTTTTATTTTAGATAACTCTTTATAATATTGTTGTTGATCCGCTGATAATGTTTTATAAAATTCACTATTGATCAAATCGTCAATATCAATTTCTGGTGTTTTTTGAGACCAATTATTAATACCATTTTTAACATTTAATGATACGGAATCATTTAAAGCATTAATAGTATTTTCATATGTGTCAAATTTTTCCGACATGTTATTAATTTTGTTCATCGAGTAATAATTCATGAACAATAATGCGATGATCACAAAAACGTAAAAAAATTCTTTTTTTTGCATAAAATTTTGTATGTATTTTATTATTATATATGTAATATTTTTACCTATATACATATGTGGCACAAAAATGAGCTCTTTTTTTATGTATAATTATTCAATTAATATATAAAGAAAAAGTTAATAAAAAATGTCAGTAAATTCTAGATTTATACAAGTTCATCAGGATGCACTTATCGAATTTATACAAGATGATCAATTTTATTTTGAAGATGATTATAGTATTATAAAAGATGTTAAAAATAATGAAGTTTCATTCACATTTAGTAAAAATGTAAATGTTGCTACAAATTACAATAAAATACCAAATCAATTATATTTAGTAGATTCGTTAATTAATCGATATGGTATAAGCGATCCAGATGTAAAATCTTTTTTACAGGAAACAAAATATATAAATAATCAACCATCAAAATATGATAAAATAAAAATATGGTTTCCTATTCATTATAATTTTGCTGCATCTACTGGATTTTATTTAAAATCATATACTTTAGATTATACTAATAAATTAAAATATAATTTAAGTAATTTTTATTTAGATACTAAAGTACAATCAGATTTAAATAAAATTGATAATGAACCAACACCGTTTAGATTAAATCAAAAATTATGGGGAAAATCTATAACTTTATATATTCCGTCTATTTATACAGAAGCACAAAATAGAGTAAATAATAATCCAACAGCTGGAACTATTAATTATAATTTAACATCGGGTGTTAGTGGTTTATCAACAACAAGTCCAATATATTTTGATTTTAGATTTTTATCAACTAAATCAACTATATTAAATGAAACTACATATATTACAACACCAGGAATAATAACTAATATACCACAGGCTCCAGAATATAATACATTAGGTGTAGAAATAAGTAGAGCTACAGATGGAGATTATTTTTTAATTAATGGTTTATATAATGGAAGTATTGGTGAATTTGAAAATTTTATGAATGTATTAGAACAAAGTGGTAGAAAAAGCTATGTCTTGTATTCAATTACAGAATACGAAGATAATTTACCACAAGATACAAAAGATATTTATGTTTACCAAGAATTTATCAAGAAGTTAACATATAGACCTATTTTTAAATTTACAAATACTGTAGCAAGTATACGTGTTGATATGAAATTAATATCAGCAGTTGATTCAACAGTAATAACAAAAAGTAGTGAAATTGTTTTAACTGGTAATGAAATAGCTAAATATGGTAAATTTGTTACACCAATAAATATAACAAATGCTATTAAACCTAAATTATATAATTCTAAACCAGATCAGTTAGTATTACCATCAGCAGATATTATTAATTCGCATTTAAAACGTAAAGCACAAAAGAAATTAGAAATTAGATATGTACCATATCCAGTTTTAATGGATGTGCATAATGTTGTAGCACAAGAAATGACTGTTGTTAAAAATAACACAAGTTTTTCAGGATTTGGTGATTTAAAAATAACATTAACACCATTTGATAATATTGTTAAATTTGGAATATTTACAAAAGACGGTGAATCAAATATTAAACCATTTGAAATTCCTTCAGCAAATACATTAGTTAATTTAGTATTTAAATCAACAACTAATGAATTGAGAATACCATTATATGTAGAATCAAATGAAGTTGATTTATCTAAAGGTATTGTTGTATTTAAATTAACTTCAAAAAATAATGAAGTTTTAAAATCAATAATTAAAACTTCAAAAATATTTTATATTACATTAACTACAAATGGTATTGAAACAGTATTATATGATGGTACATATGAATTATTATCATCAACAACTAGACGAGATATTACAACAATTAATTTAAATGGTAAATTAATTAATGTAAATAAATTAAAACCAGTTGGTAAAAATACAGTTAGTAATACAAGCAATAAAAATAATAGTGAGTTTTCATTAGCAACAGACGTATTAACACAATTAAATAAAAATTCATTAAATACAAATCAATTAAAAAGATTATTATAATAAATGAATAATACTACATTAAATAACCAGTTTAATTTTAATTTACCAGATAGTTTTGTACCTGATGAATTAGAAAATAGATATATTAGATTATTAGGATCAAAAAGAAAATTATATGCACGTGTTATAGATTATATTAATTCGTCTATACAATCTATAACATTTCCATCTATTAATTTTCCAACTGTTAGTAATCCACAGAATTTAAAAAGAAAAAAAATAAATTGGAAAACTGTTGGAAACATATACGATTTATATGATCAAACAATAACTGTTACATTTTTAAATGTTGATTCTAATATAAATTATATGATGATGCATGATATTTTAACAAATCATTATTTAAATACAGATGAAGCATATGATCAAAATATATTAATTACAGCTGTAGATGAAAACAAAGATGCTATATATCATATAAGTTTTCGAGATGTTATATGGACTAGTTTAAGTGATAACACATTTGCATATAATGATCAAACTGTTCAAAATAAAACATTTACAGCAACTTTTGTTTATAACTTTATAGATTTTATGTATGTACCAGAAAATAAAGATGTAATTAGTGGAAATAATTATTAAACTTTTTTTTTAACTGATACTATAACTTACATAAAATTATAAAATATGTTAAATACAGGAACAGGAACAAACTTAGGTTTTGAAGAAGAAAACAAATCAACAACACAATTTGCTATAGCTTATAGAGAATTTGAAAACAGAACAAATTCAACAACTTTAGTAGCAGGTGAAAAAATCACAGGTACATTAGTATCAAAATCATCTAAATTTGCTTTAGTTGATATTAATAACAAAAGCAATGTAGTAATTGCAATTGATCCATTAGAAAAAGTAATCTTAGATACTTTAGAGATTGGATCACAAGTTCAAGTATTAATAACAGAAATTTCTGATAAAAAAGAATATTTAATTTCTGGATCAGTTCATCAATTAAAAATGATTGAAGTTGATGCTGTTTTAAATTCATCATTTGAAAATAAAGTTATAATGACTGGTATTCCAACTGAATATAATCACGCTGGTTATACAGTATTGGTAAATATTAATGATGAAACAATTGCATTATTTATGCCACATTTATTAACTGATGTTAATAAATTACCAAATCCAGATTCAATTGTTGGTGAAGAAATTAATTTTATTTTAGATAAAATTAATAAAGAAGGAAAAGTTTCTTTCTTAGCATCAAGAAAAGCGTATTTAAATACTTTAGCACGTAACGAAATTAAAAACTTAGTAAAAGGATCTATGTATACTGGTCACGTAACAGGAACAACATCATTTGCTATTTTTATTCAATTTAATGGTTGTTTAACTGGTATGATTCACAAATCTAATTTAACAGAGCAAGCTCAAAGTATGTTAGAAAATAACGAAATTCAAAATGGCCAACCAATTGAATTCTTTGTTAAAGATATTTCAGATAAAAAATTATTTTTAACTCAAATTATTCGTGATTCATTATGGGATTCAATTCAAATTAATGATATATTGTTAGGAACAGTATCATCTATTAAAGAATTTGGTTTATTAGTTGATTTAGACTATGAAACAAAAGGATTATTACATGAATCAGTTTTAAAAGGTAATATTACTAATTATAAAGTTGGTCAACAATTAGAAGTTTATGTTAAAGGAGTAAACAAAAGTAAACGACAAATTACATTAGCATTAAGATAATGAAAAATCAAATAAAAGATATTATACATGATATTGCTATAAATAAAGTGGGGATTTATTCTTCACTTTATTTTGGTGATAATGAAAAACTAACTGATTTCAATTTTAATTTTTCATTTAATAAATCAACAGATGAAGAATCAATTAAAGAAGATGTTTTATTTTTTATAGATAATGTTATATCTAAAACATTTGAATTAAATTATAATATTAATTATGCTAAAACAAGTAGATTAGGTGGTACAATAACATATAATGGTGAAAAAACAAAAAATCATTATATAATTGAAGATTATATAATAAACGATGAAGATTTTAAAATTTCTGATTTAGAAAATTATTTAGATGATATAATTGTTAAAGATGTTGGATCACGATATATTATTGAATGGAAATTACCTATATATTATATAGATAAAAATGCTATAACATTTTAAGCCCTCTAATTAAGAGGGTTTTTTTTTTATATATACATAAAAAATTTTTTTATAAAAAATGACAGTTAAAAAAATAACAGAAGAAAAACAATTTGTTTTTAATTCTGATAATATTTTAGAAATAATTGATAAACAATCGCAAGGTTATGCTTTACCCAGATATATGAACCCATGGTTTAAAAATCAAATCGGAGTAAGAAAATCTGGTGTAGTTTATGAATGGACTGATCATGAAATTGATGAGTTTACAAAGTGTGCATTAGATATACATTATTTTGCAAATAACTATTGTCAAATTAAATCAGAAGATGGTCAAGTTCGACAAATGAAATTACGTGATTATCAATATAAAGTATTAGATACATATACAAAAAATAGGTTTACTTTAAATATGTCTTCAAGACAAACAGGTAAAGATCAACCATTAACATCATTATTATGGACTGATAATGGACCAATACAAATGGGTGATGTTACAATAGGACAAAAAATATTTGATCCTAATGGTGAACTTACAGAAGTTGTTGGTATATATCCACAGGGTGAAAAAGATGTTTATGAAATTACATTATCTGATGGTATGACTGTTAGATGTGGATATGAACATTTATGGGGTGTACAAGATGTTAGTGGTAATTATAAAGTTTTATCATTAAAACAAATATTAGATAATGGATATTTATCAAAACGTGGTGATTATAAATATTTTATTGAAACAACTAAACCAGTGAATTATTCAAAAAAAGAATTAGTAATGGATCCTTATTTATTAGGATTATTTATTGGTGATGGATGTATTAGTCAAAAGAAAACAGCAATTGCAACAAATGATAAAGAGATTGTAGATTATATAAAACAATTTGAAACAGATGAATTAAAAATTATCGAAGGTGCTAAATTTACATATAATTTTAATAAAACTAAAGAAGCAAAAAATAATTATATTAATCAACAATTAAAACAATTAGGTTTAAAATTTAAATTATCTCACAATAAATTTATACCTAAAGATTATTTGTATTCGTCTATTGATGATAGATTAGAATTATTAAGAGGTTTAATGGATTCAGATGGTTCAATAGATAAAAATTCTGTTATTGAATATTCTACTGTATCTTCACAATTAGCAGATGATGTAACACAACTATGTCAATCTTTAGGTATTGTTGTTAGAAGAACTACAAAAAATTCTAATTATACATATAACGGAGAATATAAAACAGGTCGTTTAGTTTATAGATTAAAATTACAATTACCTAATGATTATCAACATCATATTTTTAAATTAGCAAGAAAACAATCATTAGTTAGAAATAAAAAATACGATTGGGGATATAGAAGAGGTATTGCAAATATTCAATTAATCGGTAAGGAACAAACACAATGTATTGAAGTTAATAATGAATCACATTTATATTTAACTGATAATTATATTCCAACACATAATACGATTACAGCAGCAATTACATTATTACATTATTGTATATTCAATACAAACAAAGGGGTCATGATTGTGGCCAATAAAGGTGATACAGTAGTTGAGATTTTAGATAAAATTAAAAATATTTATAAGTTATTACCATTCTTTTTAAAACCTGGTATTGTAAACTGGAATAGTAAATCTATAGTATTTGATAATGGATGTAGAATTAAATCACAAGCACGTTCAAAAGAACCAGCGATTGGTTTTACTATTGACTTTTTATATATGGATGAGTTTGCACATATTCCTAGAAATATTATTGAACACTATTATAAAGCAGCAATTCCAACTGTATCATCTATTCGTGGATCAAAAATTGTAATTACATCAACACCGAATGGTGCTAACTTGTTTAAAGATTTAGTAATGGGTGCAATGTTACCGGAAGGACATGAAGATAAAAATATGTATAAACTTATTAAAGTTTATTGGTATCAAGTACCAGATGGTAAATTCGAAGATGGAACAAATGGAACACGATTAGATCCTAAAGTATATCCTATGATGTTTGAAATGCAGAAGGAAGGTTATACAGTAAATAAATTAGTAAATGTATTACGTAATAGAGGATTTAAAGTTGTTAAAGATGTAGAAAGCTCAGATAATGGTGATAAAGAATACATACGTATTTTACACGAAGATGATAAATCTGATTTAGATACTATTAAAAATTTACGTTTAGAAGAAGGATTTTTACTTTCTAAAATTTGTACCATTACGAATTGGAAAGAACAAGAAACAAAATTAATTGGTGGTGAAGAACATTTTAACCAAGAGTATAATATTCAATTTGTGGCTGGTTCTAAACGTGTATTAAGTGCAACAAAAGCTAAAATATTAGAAGAACGTAGTATAAAATATAAAAATTTAGATTTAGAAGTTTTAGATAAACGATTAAAATTTCCATATGACGAATTAAGATGGCATCCAGAGTTTAATTTGATTGATATTGATAAATATTATTGGTTAACATTTATGGATATATCAGAGGGATTAGGACAAGATGATTCAGTTATTAATGGTTTTAGATTAATGGCTAGAGATAAAGAATGGTTACAAGAAAATAAAATAAAATCATTATACGATGCATTTTATTTAAAGCAAACATTTATTTATAATTTTAATAGATTAGATCATAAAAAAGAATTACCTGAATTATACTATTTATTACATTTTGACATATTAAATCCAGAACGTGTTAAAACTGTAGTTGAATATAATGGGCCAGGTGGTGCATTTTTAGCAGCTATGCCTGGTGTATTTGACAGTAATAATAAATATGGTAATTTTATATTTGCTAGATTTTATCATAATTTACAAGATAAAGTTAGAAAAATCGGTATTAAAGTTACTAGAAATAAAAAATCATTAGTTAAAACATATATTGATAGTGTTGAAAATGATTCTTTATATGTTGATGAAGAATTAACACTGGAACAAATGGATAATTTTATTAAAGTTCCGACACCTAGTGGTGATATAACATATAAAGCTGATTCTGGTCATGATGATATAGTTATGACTTTAGTTGATGGTTGTGCGTTTTTAGAAACACAAGATTATAAAAACTTATGTTATTCATATTATGCTGAATTACCATTAGATATACAAAATGCTATAGATAACGCTATGGATTTAAATTATAATCCAGATGCAATATCTTATAAAAATTTAAGTAATATATTATCAAAAAATAAAAAAAATATTAATAGAACTGGTAGATTTTCTGGTGGAGTTGGGCGTATTAGAAAATAAATGGCAAAATTATTTAATATATAAATAAAAAATATTAAAATACAAAATGAGTATTAATCAATCAGATTACAATAAAAGTGGTATTTTTATTGAAGAAAATAATGGTTCAGCTGCTAATACAACAGCACCTCAAGAAGCGATTGTTAATTTTGTACCAGGTTTTTCTCGTAAAGGAACAGTTTTTAACAGACCAGTTTTAATTAAAAAGAAAACTGATCGTAATGCATATTTTGGTGATATTGATCGTTTCTTAGAAAAGAAAGGTTCATTTTTCCATAGAACTATTGAAGTAGCATTACAAACAGCGCCAGTTTGGGCAATGAATTTATTAAAAACAACGTCATTAGATACATTAAATTATGCATCAGTGTCTGTTTCTGCACAATACGATAATGATGTTATTAAAACACGTCAATACGACGATTTTTTTAATAAATCAGGTTTCTGGCAACGTGATACAGAATCTTTTTTATTCTTTGCTAAAAATACAGATAGAATGATTCATTTTACAAATGTTGGTGATAAAAAATTAACTGTGTTCATGTTTAAATCGTCTATAGCTGGATTTGATATTACAGCTGAAGTTTGGTATGGTGGTAAAGCCAATGTTCCAACATGGATGAATTATAACGATTTAATTTCAGATTATTTAGTAAGAGTATTAGTTGTTTCTGGTGATTGGTCAAATTATACACAATTAGCTGTTGATTCTAATTGGTCAAAATATTTTAATGCATCTGGTTTAAGAAAAACAAAAGTTAATGAATTCAAACAAGATAAAAATGTAACAATTTTAGGTGATTACAACGGATCTTTAATTCCTTATTTCTTAGATGGTAATAAAAAGAATATTTTTATTGAAACATTAATTAATTTAGATACAGACAAAACAGGTTTATTTTGTTCTTATGATATTGATGCTGTTGAAACAGATTTCCCAACAGGTGTAGTTGATATTATTGGTCAAACTTTAGTTGATAATGACAAATCAAAAATTAATTTTATGTCATATGTTGATACTATTGAAGAAACTGATGTATATAATAAAACTGATTTAGACACATTAGGTAATGTTATTGGTATCGGTGGAATTGGTACAAGAACTACAGATAATATTAATGGTATTTTAAATGATGTTACAATGTCTGCGGCACAAGCACCAGCTGTAACATACGATCCAGTAACTGTAACAGAAGCTGTTGGTTCATTTGCTATTATTAATAATACAAAAATTGAATTAGCACCATCATTACTTAATACAGTAACTTTAACATTTAATCCATTAGTAGCTCCAGTTATTACAACTAAATCTACATATAGAATAGATTTAATGTATATGGATTCTACAGGTGTAGTAAGTGTTATAGAAGGAACACAAGTTGAATTTACAGAAAGTACAGCAGAAGGATTTGTAACAGGTTTAACATATCCTGCAGCATATCCAAATAATTCAATTTTATTAGGATATAACTTTGTTGAATTACACGGAGCTGGTACAACATCACCATTATTATATGAAGTTACATACGTACCTGTTGCATGTGATACTTTAGGATATGTTCCATTAACAATTGGTTCAGCTGCAACGGATATTATTGTTGCAAATACTGCATCAAATGTTTTAGATATTACATTTGATGGAACAGCAACAGCAACAAAAGCAAACTATAAAGAATATAGAAGATTACAATTCTTTAATGAATTATCAACTAAATATACTTTAGCTAATTCAGTATTAATTGATTCAACTGGTAAAAAAGTTGATTTAGCTAATGCATCAATTGTTATTTCTAATGTTGGTGATAAAAATATAGTTATTACTGTAGCGTCTGGTTTTAATATTGAATCAGCACCAACTGCAGGTAATTTAGTATTCTACTATAATGATAACGAATTTATTATGGGTACACAAGGATTAGTAACTAAATCAACTGTTGGAACAGTAACAGAAGGTGTTGTTGCTAAAAATTCTGAATTCTATTTAGATTTTTACAATGGTATGATTAATACTGGTGATTATTTTTATGAAAAAATTGCAGTAACAGCTGGATCTTTAAAATTTGTACACTATACAAATTTAACATTTCCTTCAGCAATTGGTGATTATGTAATTATTTCTACAGCTGATGCAACATCTATGGGATTAAGTGTTGGTGCAAATAATTTCTCTATGTTAATTCAAGATGCTATAACAAATGCTGGTACATTTAGTGTTGGTTTTGGTTCAGCTTATGATGGAACACCAACTGTTGGATCAGTTGAAGAAGCTTTACAAGCTGATGGTTATTTATCTGCTGGTAAAATTGCATTTGCTATTAGTGAATTAGTAACAACAGAAACAACATCAACAGGTATAAATATTTATGATGCTAATAAAAAAGTAACATTAAAAATGTATTCTGTTGGATCAGTTTTAAATGTTCAATTTATTGATAACACAGATAATTTAATGACTGCACAATATACAATAACTAACCCATCATTAAATACTGATATTAATGTATTTTCAGGTGAAGCTGGTTACGAACAAACATTAGAGATTGAACAACATGCGTCTTATACAATAACTGATAATAAATTCTTAATTGATTTAACACGTTATCCTGAAGTTAAAGTTGGAGATTATGTTAAAGCTTATGTTAATACTGCAGATTTACAACCAAGTGAAGAATCTAAAAAATTCGCAAGAATTTTAAAGAAAACACCATGGTCAGGAAATGCATTAAACGGTGTACAATATGCTGAAATTACAACAGATGTTAAAGTTGATATTAAAGTGTTTGGAACAAATGATTTACAAACAACAAGATATACAACAATTGAAAATTATATTGATACATATAAAGCAATTACATTAAATGGATTTACTGTACAAGCAACGTCAATACCAGATAATACTGAAACACGTCAAGCAGAAATTTTAGATATAATTGGAAAAAATACATCATTGTATAATGCAATTGTTAACAAAAATAAATTTAATTTTAGATATTTAATTGATAGTTTTGGTTTAGGTTTAAATGAATTTTCTAAACAACAATTAGCGGATATTGCTGGTAAACGTAAAAATTGTATTGCGTTCTTAAATATGCCAAGTGCTAAAATGTTTAAAAATTCTAGTAATCCATCATTTATTAATACAGATGGAACATTAAATTTAGAATATGTTAGATTAGGTGGTAATCCAGATCAAAACCCAGCGTTTTTATATTCATTAGCTCAAGGTGATGGAAAAGACGATGGTAGAGATGCATCAGGATATTTCTTCCCATATGTAACAGTAAATGATGCAGGTAGACCATTAGATTTTCCACCAGCGTCTTATGTTGCTAATACATATATGAGAAAAAATAATTCATCAATAGCAGGTAAATATAACTTTACAGTTGCAGCTGGATCTGAAGATGGTAAAATTTTAGGTATTTCAAATACTGAAATGGATTTTACAGAATTTGATTACGAACAAATGTATAAAATGGGTATAAATCCAATATCATATGCAAAAAATATTGGGCATTATATTGAAACTGAATTTACAGCATCTACTGTTCCATTATCAGCATTATCTTACTTACACGTAAGAGAAATATTAATTGATTTGGAAAATGAGTTATATGCTATGTTATTCAAATACCAATATAAATTTAATATTCCAGCAATTAGAGCTAAAATTAAAAGAGAAGCTGATGATATTTGTCAGAAGTTTTTAGATAAAGGAGCAATTACTTCATTTGAAAACATTATTGATGATACTAATAACACAGCAGATTTAATTGACAACTCATTTGGTTTATTAGAAACATATATTACACCAGTTAAAGCTTTAGAAAAAATTGTTAACATTATTAATGTAAATGCTAACGGTACAGTGGCTGATTCAACAGGATTTGGTGCATAACCTAAAAATTAAATAAATAAAAAAGACTCTAAATTATTTAGAGTCTTTTTTTTCTTCTAATGTTACAAAGTCTGTAATCATAGGTAGAATTTGTTTTTCTAATTTTTTACAAAAAAACTTAATACGAATATTATCACCAGCATCTTGTCTAAATACAAATCCAGATAATTGTGTTGCTAATACATTTTGATAAGTGTCTTTATTAATTAAATATGTATTCATAAATATTTTTTTTACAAATATATAAAAAAAAAAGGATATGAAAATCATATCCTGTCATAATTAATTATATTTTTATTAATTATGCGTTTTTTCTGAAAGTAGAAACACGTTGTGAACGAATATTTTGAATACTTGTTCCAACTAATTTAGACATTGCACTACGTACATTATCACGAGTATATGTCATTGAAAATACTAAACCAGCATCTGGTTTACCTGCTTCAAAAACAACCCATAAATTTTTATTAGTACGATTAGTAATTTCTGATACTTTGTACATTGGTTTCATTGTTTGCCCACTTACTTTTACCGATGTTGGCATAGTTGATGCTGTTTTACTTTTTGTTGCCATAAAATTTGATTTTATTTTTATTTATTTTTTATTTATAATAGATAAACTTATAAAAGTTTAGAATTTTATTTGAAATTTGTTAATTCAAGACCAATCATTAATGCTATATCATTTTCTTTAAATAAAAGAAATTGATCAAACATGTGTATATTAATTACATCTGAACCATTAATTGATTTTAAATATTTATTATTAAACGACCATATTTCATCATCTACTGTTGGTAAATCTTGAATATGAATAGACCAACGTTTATCAAAGAATTCTAATTTTCCTTTTTTAACGCGTAATGAAATTGTTTCTGCTTTATTTAAAGCTGTTAATTTTTTAATTTCCGAAAAATCATCATTGTTCATTACAAATGAAAAATTAGCATATTCTGGATTCATTTTCATTTCAATATCTTGTTTAGATATATCTTTAATTTGTCTATAATCACCAGTAATAAAATTTAATTTAATTTTACCATCAGTTATATGTAACATAGATGCAATTTTATCTTGTGGTTTATATTGCAATTTCCCTTTAATATCAGTATCTTTATTTAAAAATAATTCTAAATTTTTAACAAAATTACTACCATTAATAATAATGAAATCCATAGTAATATATTCATCTGCAATAATAAATTTTTCTATAGGATAAAGAAAAGATTTGAAAGCATGAATACTATTATCTTTACCAGCTTTTGAATAAAATAAAACATTTTCTTGATCAAATTTAATTTTAATCATTTGATCAATACGTGTTAAATCTTTTAAAGCTGTAATAATTTCTTTTAAATTTGTTTTATTAAACTCAAATATATAATCTTTTAAATTACTCATATTAATTATATTGAATTTATATTAATAGGTTTAATAACATTTCTATCATTTTTTAAAATTGTTTCAGCTAATTCAATTAATAAATGATTATCTGATTCACAACAAAAACTATATAATTCTTCGATAGTTTGAGTGGATTCTAATAATAAAAGATTAGATGCTGGTTTTAAACCCGTTTGTAATATACTTAGTACATTAAAGTCAATAGATGATTGTAATATATTTAATTGCTCATCAGTTAATAATATTTCCATAATTTTATATTTAAACTATTTTAAGTAATATATGCTATAAATATTAAATAGTTTAAAAAATTACATGTCAAAAAATTATAAATTACAAATAGAATTAGTACCTGAATCATGTTGGTATACTAATGTAAGATCAATTGTAACTAGATCACAATGGGATAAATTACGTAAAGAATGTTACACACGTGCTAAACATAAATGTGAAATTTGTAATGGATCTGGTTTATCACAAGGATTTAAGTGGCCAGTAGAATGCCACGAAATTTGGCATTATGATGATAATAAAAAACATCAAAAATTAATAGGCCTAATTTCTCTTTGTCCATATTGTCATAAAGTTAAACATCCTGGATTAGCATCCATGAAAGGTGAAATGAATATTGTTATTAATCAATTAATGAAAATAAATAATATTTCTAGATTAGAAGCTAATGAATATATCACTGAATCATTTAAAATATTTGAAAATAGATCTAAATATAAATGGACCAGTGATATATCATATATTGATAATTATTTTAATAATGAAAAAGATATTGAATCTTTATTTTAAATTTTTTCTAAATTCATTAATAGTAGTATAAAATTTATACTTTTTACTTTCATTTCTTTTAAGCATAATTGATGCAGCATTTTTAAAACTTTCTGCATCTTCTGCATTATCGAAAGTTTTAATTAATTTGTCGTCATTATAAACTGTTGTATTTATTACTTTTAACATAAAATATTATTATTTTTTTTATTAGATATTCAAATATTTACTAGAGTCTGGTAAAAGTTTAATTGCAATATTATATCTATTTGATCGTTTAGGTTCTCTACTAGCATTAATTTGTTTTTGTACTAAACCAGCAAATTTTTGTAAATTACCAGAAGTATAATTACCATTTACAAAATCATATCCAGCTTTATCACCACATTCAATAATTCTAATCCAATCTCTATCTTGTCCTTTAGTACTTAATGCTGGAATTTTACCTTGTTGATCTTTCATTTGTTTTCTATCAGATAAATGACTACCTAATTCTTTTATTTTTTGATCAATTTCAGCAATTAATGCATTTACTTGTACTTTGTTGTTTGAATCGTATTCAATCCAAGATTTACCAAAATCTGTAGAATATGCTTCTACTTCTAAATCACCGTTATTTGGGTACCAATATAAAACACATTTGCCATCTTGATTACCTTGATATACTAATCCTTTAAAACCATATTTACCTAATAAACCACCATCTACTGTATCAGTATAAAAATCAGATTGTGATAAAGCCGGAACATGATTATTAGTAGAAAAATATGGCACTATTTTAGAAATAAGTGAAGCTTTGACACCGTGTTTTTTTAAAATAGCTACACCAGCATCTACATCATAACTAGGACCATATACTTCTTTACCAGCATCTAAATCTAAATAAAACATATCCTTAGGATTATTATATTTAATTTTAAATCTATATGTACCACCATATAAATCTTTATATCTATTAATACTATATGATGATAATTTATTTTCGGGTGATGTTGGATCAGGATATTGTTGCCCATAAACACCATTTCCATACATACCCATGTTAGTTCTCCATTGTTTATTTATTATAAACTTTGCTGAATCTAACGATTTAGTAGAATGATAAAAAAACATTTCACCATTAATTACTTCTTCATTAATTATATTTAATTTAAATTTATTAATATCTATAAACATGATTTTTGTACGTTTTTATTATATTATATATATTTAAATTAAAATTTTTATTTATATATTTGTAAAAAAATATTAAAATATGGCAAAAGAAGTAAGATTAATTATGATCACTGAGGCTAATAATAATAAGTTCTATAACATGAAAGAAAATGGTAATGGAACATTTACAGCTGAATATGGTCGTGTTGGAGCAAATGCTCAAACAACAACTAAATCAATGAGTCAATGGGATAAAGTATACCGTGAAAAAACAGGAAAAGGTTATGTTGATCAAACTGATTTATTTATTGAAGAAAATGTAGTTGTTAATGAAAACACAGATAAATCAGTAAAAGTGAAAGTGAAAGATTTTTTATCATCAAGAACAACAGCTGTTATTAATATTGTTAAAAAATTACAAGGTTGGGCAAAGGGATCTATTGAAGAAAACTATACAGTTAGTTCAGAAAATGTAACACAAAAACAAGTTGATCGTGCTCAAAACGTTTTAAATGAGATTGTATCATTTGATTTAACTAATGATAATGTAAAAGAATTTAATAAAAAACTTATTGAATTCTTTGGTATTGTTCCTAGAAAAATGAAACAAGTTAAAAATCATTTAATTCCAACAGATGCAGAATTAACTCAATTATTAAAAACAGAACCTAATTATCTTACAGAACGTAAAAATAAAATTATTACAGAAGAACAAGATACATTAGACGTAATGGCTGGACAAGTAGCATTAAATACTAATGTGAAAGAAGCTGAAAGTGATACTAATGATATAACAGAAGTTGAAACAGATATGATCAAATCATCTGGTTTAGATTTTGAAGAAGTAACAGACCAAGCTGTTATTACACAAATTAAATCATTAATGGCTAATAATGCATCTAAATTTAAAAGTGCATTTTTAGTTAAAAACTTGAATACACAATCTAAATATGACACAAATTTAAAATCTGTAAAAAATACCAAAGAAGAATTATTTTGGCATGGTTCAAGAAATGAAAACTGGTGGAGTATTTTAACATCAGGCTTATTAATTCGACCATCAAATGCAGTTCACTCTGGATCAATGTTTGGTGATGGTATTTATTTTGCTGATAAATTTCAAAAATCTTATGGATATACATCAGGTCGTAATTCTTATTGGGCTAGAGGTAATTCAAATGAAGCAGTTTTAGCATTGTATTCTGTACACGTAGGTGAACAAAAAATTATCAAAAAACATGATTCATCATGTTATAAATTGAGTCATTCAGTTATTTCTAAGGACGGTTACGATTCAGTATTTGCTCAAGGTGGAATTGATCTTGTTAACAATGAATATATTGTTTATAAAAGTGAACAATCAACTGTTAAATATTTAGTCATAGTTGAGGCATAAAAAAAATAAAAAAAAACGATACATTGTATCGTTTTTTTTTTATATATTTGTATCATGAAATTAATTAAACAATTATTTACTAAGAAAAAAACAATTAATATTCCATCATATGTATTATATGTGCCTTCACGTATTATTTACAATGGTAAACATATTAAGGAAAAAGATTTTATTGTTTTAGTAAACGATGAAAAACGATCACATGGTTTTGGTATTGATAGCGCACATTATAGAAAAGTATGTAAAGCTCGTGATAAATATAATGAATTAAATCCTGATAATAAATTACCAGTATCATTAGATTTTAAAGAATTATATGACAATAGAATTGGTAATTATATTGATATGACACCAATTGAAACTAAATTTCATCCAATACATGATAAAGAATTGATTGAAATTAAAACTGGTAAAAGATATGTAATTGATACTGTTCATTATCAAAATTATATGGGAAAATATGTAATGCTTGGATGTAGACAGCACGGATCAAAATCTCATATGCATATTATCTGGGAAAATATTACATCAAAAGATCCAGACACAATTAAAAGTGAAAAAGAAAGTAAAAAAAGATTTATCATGGTAGATAGATTTGATGCATGGAATTTTTGTTAATTAAATAAATTAATTATGGAAACAAGTACAATTAAAAATATTCAAGTATTAGACAAAATAAAATTAAGTGGTCAATTTATGCGTAATAGTAATATTACAGCGTCTGAAGCTATAACACTTGTTAAAAATTTAATAGCGTCTAATAGTTTTACTTTATCTGATTATGATGTATATTGGTTAAAAAATAGCCCATATATTTCATTTGATATTTTAGAAAAATCACAATATGATTATAATGGTTCTAGTAGATCTAAATTAAATTCAGATAATAATATTGAAAATAAATTAGGTTTAACTGAATCAGAAAAATGGTTTAATTCTTTATCAAAAGAAGAAAAATCATATGTTCAAGAATTATCTTTATTTTTTAATCCATCTATGATAGCGTGTGGTTAAAAAATTATTTGTATATTTGTAAAAAATAAAATTATGAAATTAGAAAGTTTTAAAATACATAGACATAAATCTAATCCAGTTGAAAAAAAATTACATGATTCATTCATTAAAGATCATTCATCTGATACAGATATGTCGTTAATTGTATTTGGTCAAGCAGATTCTAATAGTACATATCCTGCAGATTATTTATCTGATAGAGAAAAACAAATTGTACTTTCTACTATTCAATGGTTGGGTTCACCTATTGGCCAACATTTTTTACATGAAAACGGTTTTAAAAATACAGAAGAAAAACATTAAATATGGAATGGATAACAGAACTTAATCCTTTTGCACAAATAATTGCAGTAATTGGATTTTTTACAGTAATATGTATAGCAGTATGGCATATTGGTATGCTATTTAGAGGTCAATAATATTAATTAAAATAAAAATGAAATTATTTATACCAGAAATTGGAACTGAATTAGTATTGACTAAACAATGGTCATTTAAATTGATTTTAGAAAATAGAAATAATGCTCTTGTTTCTAAATTTTATCCTGATTATGTTGAACAATATTCTTATTATAATCGTTATGTAGGACATGTAGGACATGAAAGAGTATTAAAATCTAAAGTGTTTGATGCAAGATTTGATTCTTTACCATCATTTGAAAATATTGATTATAGTAATTCAAGATCTGTAGTTAGTAATGAAGCAAGATCTATTGCTATTGAGAAATTATGGAATGATTATCCAAATGAATGGATTGCTGAAGATAATTTAGAACCAATTGTTTTTCCGGTAGGAACTATTTTAAAAGTAGATCGTATCTATATTCGTAAAGGTAAAGGAATGTCTGATTATTCATCTATTACTTTTTATGCATTATTACCAGGAGAAAAAAAGAAATTAAGATTTTTTGCACATCTTAATGATATAAATACAATTGAATGTGAATTAAAATAAAAATATGAATACTATAAAAATAACTAGGTTTACACCAGCGCAATTAAAATTTTATGGTCCAGATAATCAATTTATTGGATTTGTAAATAATCAAGTAGAAGCATTACGTTTACGTTTAGAAGTAGCTAAACAACAAGCACCAGGATATTATTTCATGTATGGTAGTATCAAAATTGATTTGTTATTGAATGGTGGTGTTTCTAATTGGCCAGATGGACTTTATTGTGAAGTTACAGATTTGACTAGAGAAATATATAATAGACAACAAAATGATTTAAATCATTAATATGGATCCAATAATTTATACTACAAAACCGAAACCAGATTCTTTACCAGGTTTTTATGAACCAACTGAAAATATCTTTTTAGATGGTCCAACAATGCAACATTTAGCTGATATGCATCCACATGATGCATTTATATTAAAAAATGTATTAAGTCCAAGTGAATGTGAAAGAATAATTCAATACATGAATACTAGTGATAACTTTGAAGAAGTTGGTGTTCAAGGTATGAAAGATCAAAAAGATGAACGTATTGGATCTGTTAGAACATCAATTTGGTCACCACAATTAGCAGAACAAATTTGGAATAAAATTCATAAATTTTTACCAGTGTGTAATCCACATTCTAAAACAGCAACAGATTGGTGGCAAGGAGCAATTTTTGAATATTTTCCAGATTTACCTGGTTATAAACCTTATCCAGATTATACACCTGTTGCAGTTTCACCATTATTGCGTTTCATGAAATATGAAACAAATGGACAACATTATGCTCATTATGATGCTGGATTTATTTATCCGGATAATCGATATAGAACATTAAAATCTATGGTTATTTATTTAACAACTAACAAAGGTGCTGCAACTAGATTCATTGATGATAAACAACATGATCTTGATATATGGGATAGAAGTAATGAAGATTGGTCAAGAGAAGTAATGAATGATGAAATTATTGCAAAATCAGAATGTATTCAAGGTAATGTTTTAATTTTTAATCACCGATTATGTCATGATGTTGAAAAATATTTAGGAACTGAGCCTAGAATTATTATACGAGGTGATATTGTTTATAGAAACCAATTTTTTAAATTATGAGAAAAAATAATAATAATTATTTTCACAAAATGCCAAGAAAAATTGATAAAAATAATTTAAAATTTAATTTATTGTTATCGTTTTTTTTAATTATTTCTTTTATTTTAGTTATATGGATTAAAAATTTATACCAGACCAATTATTATTTAAGTCAGGAAAATTTTGCTGTAGAATTAGATCTAGCAAAAAAAGATAAAGAAATAAAAAAATTATTAAATAGAAAACCACAAATTAAGTATGTTTATAAAACACCAATAAAAACAGTAATTAGAAAACCTAATTTGTATATTGATTCTATTAAAATAAAAAAAGATACATTATAAAAAATAATTTTTAAATTATATTGTTTATTTAAAAATTATTTGTATATTTGTATAAATAAAAAAAAAAGTATATGTCGAATAATACCGAAAAAGAAATCGTATTAGTAAATGATCAAGAATTAGTACGAGTATTAATGCAACTTAAAGGTGCAACACCAGCTACTATTGTTGCAACAACTGTTGAAAAAATGAACAAAACTAATAATCCATTTTTTGAGCGTGTTACAAAAAAACAACGTTCTAATGTGTTTATTAATTTTGATTATGCAGCAGCAGTTAATAAACGTTTAGTAAAAGAAGGTAAAGAACCTGATTTTGTTGCACACAAAAGAGCATGGGGAGAACGTTTACCAGGATCACCTATTATTTTTCACAAGAATACCTATTATTTAGAAGCTGGATATTTAACAAAAAATACACCAACTGTTGAATATTTTCTTGATGGTGTATTAACTGATAAATCAGTATTTGAAACATTTTTAACTGAAAAAAAATCTACAAGTAGACAAGGAGTTTCAGATGAAAATGAAGTTGTTTTACGTGATTTAAAAATTTCATCAATTGATGAAATTACAGTAAATGGTAAAACATACCGTAGAAATTAAAAACAAAATAAAATATAATAAAAAAGTCCAAAATATTTTGGACTTTTTTATTATAATAAAATTATTATTATATTTGTATTATGAAAAAAACATCTATCAAAATTCCAAAATTTGATAATTTACGTGGTGTAGGTTTAAGTAGTTTAGATTGGTCTGAACGCTCTAGACTTTATAGTACAGTAAAAAGATTATCATCAACATTTGATGATGAACCAATTAAAACATCATCAAAAAATAAAATAGAAGTTTTTTGTAGTGGTTGTAATACAACTTTTAAAATATCTAAAGATAGAGAATTATTACCTCAACACAATAAAAAAATTGATACAGTTGAAATAATTTATATTGATAATAAACCACAGAAAAATTATTTAATAAAAGAAGTACCTTGTACTGGCGTATTAGTAAAACCAGGTAAGACAAATTTAGAATCATATAAATTACCAATTTTATCACAAAAAAAATATTTTACTTTACCAACACATGGTACAATTGATGTGCGAGTAAATGATAAATTATTATTATATTGCTGTGATATTGTTTCATATCGTAATCAACAATATAATAATACTGTTAATAAAACAAAATATTCAAGTGATACTATTGAATATGAATTAGTTGAAAAAACTGTTTCTAAAATTATTAGAAACGTTAAAAAAAAATGGTATTCTGGTTTTGAAGAAACAACAGAATTATATTTTACAGATGGTACAAAAAAATCAGATTATATAATTTTAGATACAACTATTATATAATCAAACTATTTACATAATTTTATATAAAATAAATATGAAATTATGGATTTTAAGTGATACACATTTTGGAAAATATAGTGTAGATTCAGATCGTTGGTTAAATAATATGCGTTCTTATTTTTGGGATTTTTTTATACCAATATTAAAAGAAAAAGCTAAACCTAGAGATAAATTTATATTTTTAGGTGATTTGTTTGATAACAGAACATCTATTGATATGCGAGCTATAACATTAGCGGTAGAATTATTTGAAGAATTATCAAAAATAATTGAATGCCATGTATTGTTAGGTAATCATGATCAACGAATGATGACTGACCCAACTATTAATAGTGTTGCAACTATTAGAAATATATCAAATGTATATGTTTATAATAAACCAAAATTATTAAATTTTGATGAATTATCTGTATTAATGATGCCATGGGTTCATGGTAAAGATTCCGAAAAAGATATATTAGAAAAATATTCAGGTACTGATTTATTATTTTGTCATTCAGATTTAAATGGTTGTAGAACTCAATTATATCCAACACGACCAGTATCAAGAAACATATTAGATATTGAAGATTTTTCTGGTTTTGGAAAAGTTTATTCTGGACATATTCATATTGTTCAAGAAATTAATAACTTTACGTTTGTAGGATCACCATATCACTTAGATAGGAACGACGTAGGCAACAGAAAAGGAATTTGGATATATGATACTAAGAAACGATTAGATGTGTTCTTAGAGAACGATTTTTCCCCCGAATTTAAAAAAATTAGGATATATGAAGAATCAGATTTAGAATTATTACGTAATGAAGTTAATACTAATAATTTTATAGATATTGAAATTTCTAATAATTTATTATTAAATCAACCACATGTTAGATTAGAACTAGACAAAATTGTAAATAAAAATACAATTGAAAATATTGAATTTATAAATGATATTGAAGTTGAAGAAACTAAAAGAAAAGTATATGAAACTAAAAATAAATCTATAAAAGATATTAGTTTTGATTGGTGTGATAATATTAAAATAAATCAAGAAACAGATTTATTTACTGAAATAGAATTTAGATCTAAGCTAAAAAATACAATAGAAGATTGTTTTAATCTTTTAGAAATAAATAAAAAATAAAAGAGGCATGTGCCTCTTTTTTATTTTGAAAATTCTTTTGGTAATTTAACATTGCTTGGAAATTGTCTATCAAAAAACAATTGAGCAATATCTTCAAATGGAATTCTAGAAATACCAGTTCCTATTTTAGTCATCCAAAATGTTAAAGATTGATGTGATTTAGCAAACTGAATAAAGTTATCTAATTCTTGTCCTATTGTTTCTAAAGTGACTGGTTCTTTACCTGTATAATCTAAAGTAACAATACCGTAACTTTTTCCTTGTAAACCTCTAGCTTGTCCCATAATAGCTCCATAATTTACAACTGCAGCTCGTGCAGCACCACCAGCATGATTTCCTTGAGTATTAGATCCAAAAACAAATATATCATTTGACCACCACCAATCAGCACCAGCAGGGATTGGATCAGGTGTGTATTCAGGTGTAACTCTTTTAGGTTTACGTTTAAAAATATTAGAGAACCAATTTTCATTTACATTTTTAGTATCAAATGAAATCATGTCAGCATTAAATTTTTGTAAATTTTTTCTACCCCATTCAACGGCGTCATTAAATGCATTTGGTCCCGTAAACTCAATTCGATCTTTTTTGAATTTTTTATCTTTATTCAAAAATTCAATATAACATATTTCTTCCAAGTTTTCGTTTAAAGTTTTCTTAAATTCGTTAATTGTTGTTATCATAATTATTTTATTTTATTATATATTTCTTTATAAATACTAGTTACATTATTTGTATTTAATCTATTTAATAATGCATTAGATTCATTTTCATCCATCCAACGTTTATATTTAGATGTATCGACATTAGCTAACTTAGTATTATTAGTTAAATAATTTTTAACCATATCGTATAAACTGTATTTAAGATCACCTTTATAGATTGAACTTAGATCTATATTAAATTTGTTTTTAATGTCATTAAAAGTCATCAATGGGTTATCTAACACGTAATCGATTTCGTTTTTACTTATCTTAACAACAGAATACATTGACATTTGAATTCTTTGAATTTTTAAAAACGAATTTGTTTGTAATTTAATTGGTGTTTTAGTTCCTATAACAATACCTTCAACTGGTGATTGTTTATCAACAACAGATACTAATATTTCTTCTAATAGATCACCAATTCTATATTTTAAATCGTTAATCATTTTAGAATAATATCTACCTTTATTTTTAGGGTTTAAAGATTTATATTTAGGCCCTAAACTTGTTTCCCATTCATTTTTAAAATTATTGAATGCTGTGTTTTTATTAATATTTATTTTAATATCATTTTTTGTTAATAATCTAATATTTAAAAAAGGTCTTAAATCATTTGCAATTTTATCTGATAAATTACCAGTATATTCTATAAAAATAATATCAGAATTTTTATAATTAATATAATCATGATTAAATTGCGGATTAACAATTTCAAATGCCCATGTTTGATCAGGTAAAGGATTATTTTGTAAATATTTCATTAATGATCTAGTTAATTCGGAACCAAATTTCGTATGTCTAGCATTTTTATCACCAGTATTATATAATAATGAATCTTTATTATTAACCGTAACAAAACCATTTTTAATATTAACTGTTAAATGTTGACCAGCTATTTTTTCTGTTATATCAATATTTTTAGAATTATATAATAATTCTTCAATAAAATCAATTATATCTGTTATATCAGATTCTCTAAATCTCAATGGTGATATATTTGATTCTAATAAAAAGGTTTTAAATTCGTTTAATGTAGTTATCATATTAAATATGTATTAAGTATTTTATTGTGCATTTTTCTTCTTTATAAACTATATATTCATCACGCATTAATCTATAACGTCTTTCTATATTTTTATCAGCAAAATAAGAATCAAAACCGTTTTGTGGAACAAAATCATGTAAACGTACATTACTATTATTTAAATCATTATAAGTACAAGCATTACCTGTATGAACTTCATATACAGCTAACCAATTATCATTATCGCTACTTCCATAATTCCATCTACCACCACTAATATAACCTAATGATTTATCAGCAACATTAGCAAAATAAATACCATTATCAAATAATTTACCAGTAGTTACTGCGTTCGGATGTAGCTGTAATCCGGAACGAATAATGCTTAACCAGTTTTCAGATCTAGATCCGTGAAACAATAATTTAGTTGTTTTATTTTTTGATTTAGAAATTTCATTATCAAACGCTTTTTGTGTTTTAAAATTAATAACTTTATATGCTGAAATAAATTTAGATTTAGATTCATTCATCATATCTTTCAACATTTGTTCTTCAGCTGGTGTTATTTCATCAATATCTAATCCAAGATTATCTAAAATAGTTAACACTTTACTATTATCAACCGCATCAGTAACATCATCAGATGCTACAGCTTTATCTAATTGTCCTTTAATAACATCTAATAACCCTTGTTCTACAGTTAATTTATCACGTGCTGCATCTAAACTATTGGAGTCTGTTATTGGTTTAATTAAACTTTCTTGAACATTTTTAATTTTTCTTGGAATTTTTTTAAATAATGATAAAGTTAACATTGTTATTTCTGACATATTTGCACCAATTTGTAATTTAGAGTTAATTTTATCAATCAATTCTTGTGCTTGTTCTACTAATAATTCAGATACATCAGATATTTCAACTGTATAGTTTAATTTAATTGCTTCTTTAGCGTATTTATTTAATTTTTCTAATAAATCTTTAACTTTTGGTTTTAAATCAACAAATGATGCATCACCAATACGAACTATTTTATCGTTAGAAGTAACATCATTAAATCCTTTACGTTTTTTATCTCTTATCATTTTATCCCATTCTGACATAGGATATTTTTGTTTAACACCTTTTGAACCAGCACTACCATAATGAACTTCAAATGTTGAATCATCAAGTTGTGTCATATTATGAAATTTTTTAACAGTGTTATCTGTTGAATTATGTATTAATTTTACTGTTTTCATTATTTAAAAATTAGTTTATTCAAAATCACCAATATATAATTGATCTTTTAACTCTTTAGATAAATTTACATCATCATTTTCTACCGACTCATTAAATTCATCTTCATCTTCATAAAAATCATCTTCATCTTCAATATAATATTTTTCATCATCAACTAAACGTAAATGATCAATAACATCTGAACCAGCTATTTTAATATCACCTAAAACTACATCATCTTTAGTACTTAATTCAGAACGTAAATAATTATATAACTCTTCATCATATCTTAAGGTTTTTATTAACCATTTAATAGCTGTGTCCCAATCACCAAAGTTCATGTTTTCTGCATCTACTAAAGTAAATATGTTTATATCTTGTTCATCATAAACATCTGGTGTAATTTTAACTTTATCGTTAAAATTTTCATTAATTAATGTTTTTTTAAATTCGTTTATACTTGTTATCATAATTATTTTAATTTTGATTTATAATAATATCACTATCTACTTTACTAGACATCCATGCTCCGTTAGCAACTGATAAATTATATAAAGATTTTAATTCATTAAAAAATTTTGTTGCTTCATCATTAAAACCAGCTGGTATAACTTCTTCATCATTTTCGTTAAATTCATAAATTGGAATAACACCAACAGCAAGAGACCATTCATTATCAGCAAAAACAATTTTAATATTTTCACCTTCAAAATAAATAGATTGATCATTATTAAGCCATTCTGGTTTATCTAATTTTGTTAAATTAACTGTTTTAAAATGTGATATATTACCAACAACATCATCTATAAAATTATCGTTAGCATTTTCATTTTCATATTCGTTACCATCTTCATCTTCATCTGTAGAAGAATAATATTCTATATAATATGTTGGCCAATTGTGATTTTCATATCTAATTATTGTATTACCACGACCTTCATTTAATGGTTGTTTAATATTATATAAATGTTTAATTAATTTATTATAATCACTAGAACCTAAAGATGTAACATCTTTTATTGTTTTAATTTTTTTAAACATTTTTTTAGCATGTTTTAAAATTATTTCTTCATCTAATGATATTTTTAATTTATCACCAGAATCTTGTTGTAATGATATTTTTTTTTCATTTAATGATTGTTTAAATTCGTTTATTGTTGTTATCATATTTTATTTTTTATTTTTTATTTATTAATTTTCCACTCTATCATGTACTGGTATAGGATATGGACTAGGAAATCTAGAATCTGATGTAAATATAAAATTACCACCAAACATAGAATGAGTATTTGAATCAATTAATGATTGTGGTTTAGCATGTAAATATTCTTTTCCACCAATATTTCGTTTTATTAAAACTAAATAATCTTCATTTTCATTAGTTTTAAATGGTGAACTTAAACCATCAAATACTAATAATAATCTATTATTTTTAGATGTTATACCATTTGCGGATGAATCACCTAATGGTGATTTATAAACTGAAACTGGTAATGCTTCTAGTCCAACTTTACTTTCACTTATTGTATCAGTTAATAATTCATCTACAGCTTCTTCAAATGTGTCTGCTGTAAAGCTTGATCCTTCTGTGTCGTGTAAACCTTGTACACATTCATCTAAAAATTGTTTAATATTAGCAATATCAAAATCAACAGACCAAGCCATCCAATAATCATCATTTAAGTAAACTAAACCCATAACTTTATTTTCATATTGAATTATAAATCCGTTTTCTTCTGGGAAAAAATCATGTTCTATTTGTGTTGATTTAAATTTTTCATCTGTGTGTGAAAATTTGTTTTCATTTAATGATTGTTTAAATTTATTTATATTTGTTATCATATAATATTCAATACTATTTTTTATATTTGATTTAATGCCATATCTGCACGTTTTGAAGCAATTTTGAAATTAGAGAAGAAACGTTTAATTCTATTTGTTAATCTAGTAATAAATGATTCAGACTCGTTTGCTTCTGGTAAACTTACAGTTTTAAATACATAATCAAATGTTGCACCTAATGTACCATTTGCTGAATTAGAATCATCTTTAAATTGACGTAAAGAACCAGTTACTGAATGTGCTTTAGTATATAAAGAAAATAAGTTTTGTGCCATTTCAGAAACAGCATCGCCTACTTCTGCAGCATTAGTCATTTTATCCATATATTCAGCTTTATTTAAAGTTAATTTTGGTGCTTCTGTAATTAACATTGCAATTTTATCATCAATAGCTAATTTTTTAGCATTAAATTCTTTTAATAAATCTATAACTTGTTGTTTCTTAACTTCAACTAATTCTTCGTAGAATTTTTCTTCTTCTGTAACACTTATTATTTCTGAAGCTTTAGCTAAAGCTTCAACAATTGCTTCATTAGAAACTGGTTTTGAAACTGTTGCTGGTACATCAACTAAATTAGCAGTTGCTACTGGTGTTGTTGTATTAGTTAAAGAGTAAATAAATTTTCTACCATTTTTAACATATTTAATAACGTTTAATGATCTCAATTTTTGTATATTTAAATATAAACCGTAATCTTGACTTGTACCTGGTTTAAAACCACATGCTGCTAATAAATCTAAATAACTTAAATCACCATTAGTTAAATGTTGTACAATTAAATTTTGATATTTTGAACGAAATGTATTTTCATTAATTTTAGATTCGTATGCTACATTATTTTTTAATGATTGATATGTGTTTTTAATATCATTAATTTGTTGAGAAGATCTATTTAAAAATGCCATAACAGAACGTTTAATACGTAATATCCATGTTTTTAAATTATTAACAGCATCACCAAATCCTTCAATAATTCCTTCTGGATTATTTTTTGTGTTTTTGTTTATTCTAATGTATTCTTTACCACCAGACATTTGTGTAGTAATTTGTGCAATTTTATCATGCATTTCTTTATATTGATCACCAATAACATCAATTGAATCAGCTAAAAATTGTTCATAGCCTTTAAAATCAACACTAGATGATTCATAATCATCTATGAATTCTAATAAAACACCATTACAGATAATTGAATGTGTTTCCATTTCTTTTAATAATTCAACTAATTCAGCATTTTTTGTTTTTCTTATTGCTGTTGCTATTTCTAATTTTAATTTAGCATCAACCAATTCTTTGGCTGTTTGAATTAAATATTTTAATTTAAAATCAGTTTTTCTATCAGTACTTAATGATGATTCGTAAAGTTTTTTAAATACATTTAAAGATGTTATCATATTTAAAATTACATTTTTGTTTTATATATTATTTTTTGAATTTTTAAAAATGTAATTAAAACAATAAATATATAAAACAAAAATGTAAAATGGCTGTGCTGGTGAAAGATGAGTAATCTTTCTAGCAAAAATGAAATGTAGCATAATTAAAACAAAAAACATTTTTTTTTTAATTTATAAAATATAAAAAATAAATATCAATTTATGCAAGCAGAATTAATTAAAGACGTAAAATTATCAGTAAATGATGTAATAGAATTACGCGAAAATTTTGTATCAATGTATTGTAATGAAAAAGGTTGGGATAAATCTAATTTGGATTTTGAACAAGTTTTAGAGATTAGATCTCATTCACAATGGAAAAATCCTGGGTTAATTCTAGGATAAATTTTATAACATATTTAAATCGTAACTGGCCCAATTTTTTTGGGCCTTTTTTAATATATAATTTTGAAAAAATTCCTCTTTTAAATTATGAAAAAACAAAAATCGTCAGGTGTTGCTTCTTTTAGAAAATCTAATAAGAAAAAAAGACCAGGTATTCATTCAAAAAGTAAAACATCTAAGATAAAAACATCTAAGAATTATAAAAAAAAGAATGTTGGACAAGGTAAATAAAAGAGGGTTTAAACCCTCTTTTTTTATTTAAACATTTTGTTTTTAAAATAATATAATTTGTATGAATAATTTAGATAAACAATACGACGATATTTTAAATGATATTTTAATTAATGGAATAGAGTCAGAAAACAGAACAGGCATTGATACAAAATCTTTGTTTATGAAACAAATACGTTTAGATTTAAATGAGGGTTTTCCAATTATAACTAAACGACAACACTCATTTAAAATTGCATTTTATGAAACACTTATGTTTATAAATGGTGAAACTGATTCTATTAAATGGTTAGAAAATAATGGAATTAATATTTGGAGTGGTAATACATCTCGAGAATTTTTAGATAGTCGTGGTTTATTTGATTTACCAGTTGGTGATATTGGTTACGCTTATGGAAAAATTTGGAGAGATTTTGATGGGGTTGATCAATTACAACAAATTTATGATAAACTTAAAAATGATCCAACCGATCGAAGAATGGTTATGACTGCATGGCATCCAGCACGTTTACATGAAGCTGCATTACCACCATGTCATATATTTTCTTCATTTTACGTACGTGAAAATAAATTAAGTTGTCAATTTTTTATGCGATCATTAGATTTTTGGAATGGTGCAGGTTATGATATAATGTGTTATGCATTATTAACTAATCTTTTAGCTAAAGCATTAAAAATGGAATTAGGTGAATTAGTTATGACTAGTGCAGATACACATTTATATTTGAATGGTTTAGAACAATATGAAGAATATAAAACTAAAAATTCATATAAATTACCTGAATTGATTATTAAAAAAGATATTAACAGTTTAGAAGATATTTGTAATTTAAAATTTGAAGATGTAGAATTAGTAAATTACAAAAATGATGGAAAAATGACTAGAGTACCAATGGCAATTTAATAAAAAATGAATATACATAAAATTTATTTAGAAATGTGTGCAGATCTATCACAGGTATCAAAATGTAGAAAATTACATGTTGGTGCTATGATTGTATCAAATAATAGAATAATCTCAACTGGTGTTAACGGAACATTATCTAAGCATGAAAATTGTTGTGATAAATTTGCACATTTAAATGATCAAGAATTTATAGAAGCCCATTCAGGTTGGTCAAGTCGTAACGAAATACATGCAGAAATGAATGCTATAATATTTGCAGCAAAAAATAATATAGGTATTCCAAAAAATAGTGTATTATATTGTACTCATGAACCATGTGATAATTGTTTAAAACATATTGCTATGACTGGTATTAAAGATATTTATTATGCAAATAAATACCATAACAATTTAACTGAAAATATTTTTAAACTAAATATCAAACACATTAAAATTAATAAATAATATATAAAATATATGATTACAGAATTAAATATGAAAAATTGGAATGATACAGTAATCAATTCCAATAAATTAACATTAGTAGATGTTTGGGCACCTTGGTGTGGTCCATGTAAAATGTTAGGTCCAATTGTTGAAAAAATTGCAAGTGAACATCCTGAGTACAATATTTATAAATTAAATGCAGATGATAATAGAGAATTAACAATTTCATTAGGTGTTAAAAATATTCCTACTTGTATAATCTTTAAAGACGGTAAAATAATTGATAAATTTGTTGGACTTAAATCTGAAGCTGAAATTTTAAACATATTAGAAAAAAATTTAGAATAAAATAAATGATAACAACTATAAACGAATTTAAATTATATGAAAATGTTGATAAAATATTTTATCATGGCTCGTCAAATGAGTTTGATTCATTTGATTTATCAAAAATAGGTAGTGGTGATGGATTAAATAAATACGGTTATGGTTTTTATTTTTCTGATTCAATTGAAACAGCTAAATATTATGCTGGTGTTAAAAAAAATTCAATGTATTTATACACTGTCCGATTACTAGGATTAGATAAATTTTTTTATTGGGATGAGACTATTACTGAAACATTATATTATAAAGTTTTACACCGTTTAGATTATTTAGGTGAAGATGAAGCAAGAGAACAAATAGAAACAGAATATGAAGAATATGGTGATATGTGGACAATGGAATCATTGTATTCATATTTAACAGATATTTTAGGAACACAAAAAGATGCAACAAAATTTTTAGTGTTCTGTGATGTTAACGGAATTATTGCTACTAATCCTATATTAGATGGAAAAATATATGTATCATTTAGAGATGAAATTATAAAAATATCAGACATTGAACAATTATGAAAATTATTTATGCACAACAACCAGTACCAAACGAAATTAATAAATCAATATTTTTAGCTGGACCAAGTTTACGACCAAATCAAGATGGTATTAGTTGGAGAATATTAGCTTTAGAAATATTACAAATATTAGAATATGATGGCGTTGTTTTTGTACCAGAAAATCCAGATGGTGAATTTAATGATAATTTTAATTGGGAAGCACAGGTAATGTGGGAAACACGTTGTTTACGTATGTCTGACAATATTTTATTTCATCTTAATAGAAAAATAGACGAAAAATTATTAGGATTAACTACAAATGATGAATGGGGTTACTGGAAAGATTCTGGTAAATGTGTTTTATCATTAGACCCTAGTGCAGATAAAACAGAATATCAAAATTGGTGGGCTAAAGAATTAAAAGTACCAGTTTATATGGAATTATTTTCGGCTATTAAACACATAATTAAAGAACAAGAATCAATAATTAGACAAGACGGTGAAAGATTTATCCCACAAGAAATTTGGAAATTAGATCAATTTCAATCTTGGTATAAACAGTTAAAAGATAATGGTAATTGGATTAGTGATGCAAAAGTTTTAAACATTTATAGAATACCTTCAAATAATAAACCATTTGCTTATACGTTATGGTTAAATATTTATATTAGAAATGAAAATCGTTATAAAAATAACGAATTTATTTTTTCAAGACCAGATATTAGTTCATGTGTATTATACTATCCTAATGAAAATATTTTAAATACAGAAATAGTTTTAGTTTCTGAATTTAGAACACCTGTAAATAATTCTAAAGGATTAGTATATGAAATTCCTGGTGGATCAAGTATAAAACCAGGTATAGATCCTAAAGAAATAATGGTTGATGAATTACATGAAGAAACTGGATTTGAACCAGATATAAATAAATTAAATTTTATAGGATCAAGACAATTAGCTTCAACTATGTTGACACATAAATCATGGTTGTATTCATATGAATTAGATAATTTAGAATATCAAAAAGTAAAACAATCAGTTGGTCAAATATTTGGTAATGAAGCAGATACTGAAAGAACTGAAATACATATATTTACATTACAAGATATAATTGATAAAGACTATATAGATTGGTCAAATTTTGGTCAAATTTTTACAGTATTAAATAAAAAGCATTCTTAAAAGAATGCTTTTTTTTTATATATAATTGTATGATAACTAATATTAATGAATTTAAAAACAATCAATTAACTATTAATGAAACCATTGAAGTTAAATCTAAAATAATTGATGTAAAAAAATTAGAACAATATGCTACCGCATTATTAGTTATATGTGGTGGTGAATATGGTGATACATATTTTAATCCTGAAATAAATTCAGTATTTATTTGTTTAGGTGATGCTAATCCTTTTAATATTGAATTTTTAGAAAATTTTATTAAAGAATACATTTCAAAAGATTATAAAACAAGTGATCAAATTAAAGTTGAAGTTGATATGGAATGTGGGCCAAATAGTGAAACACCTGGGTGGCTTGAATGGGATGGTAAAAAATGGAAAGAAATCAATTATTAAATTGGTAACTCGTCAAATTTAGTTTTAATTAATGAATTAAAAGCTTCAACACTTTGTTTATCATATCTATTTGTAATATATGTAACAGGTATATTTAACTCATCAATTAATTTTTGATATAAATCACTTGTTTCTTTATTATTATATAAAGACCACATATCTTTATTTCTTGTATCTTTATCAGTATTACCAATAATATAGATTATTTCAAAAAAATTACCATAATTTTGCTCAACAAATTTATATTGGTTTTTTGCTTGATCAAATGTAATTCTATTAGCTTGAATACCAAATACTAAAGAAGATAATAAACCACGATCTACTATTAGATTATGGTTTATTTTATTAGTTTTAATTAAATCTAAAATAGTTAAATCATATGATAATGAATAATAATGTATTTCTGGTTTTTGATTTAATTCAACTTTATTTAAAGTTGGAAAATCATGAGTAAAACAATAATTAAAATAATTAGCAAATGGATTTTTGTGGATATTATTATCCATATTCAATGATTTAATTAAATGTGTTTTACCAACACCGCGTGATCCTTCTATCATTAATATTTTGTTCATAATTATGTTACCAAACTTTTTCTATTTTATTTTCTTTTTTAATTGTTTCTATATCTATTTTTTCATTTAGGAACTGGTGATTAAAATATGTTCTTAATTCAGCTCTAAAATCTTTTAATTTATAAATTTTTGGTTCATCATCAGTTGGTATATGACATATGAAAAAATAATCAGTATGTATACCGACTTCTTCTAACATTAAAGCATAAATTGATAATTGTAAAGAATATTTATTTATTTCATTTTCTTTATATTTTTCAAATGGAAATAATAATTTATTGAAACAATAATCTTTATCTGTTTTAATTTTTTTATTTGTTTTCCAGTCACCAATAATTATACTATTTTCATATAAATACAACTTATCAATTGTTCCAGCCATGTTCCATTTTTTAGAAAACACTTTTATTTCTGAACCAATACTTTCTAAATGTTTTAATTTAGACTCATATATTTTATGAAATTTTTCAATTCTTAAATTAGCTTCTGGATCATCTGTTAAATCTGTACTATTTTTTTCATAAAAATTTTCAATATAATCATGAACCATATGTCCTAAATCGCATGAACGATCTCGTTTAGCATCCCATCGTTCTAACATTTCTTCTTGTGTTATACCTTCTTGTTCTGCTTTCTTTTTCGACCAATAATCAGCGTCAAATTGTTTAACAAATCTATTTAAGAATGATGTTGTTCCATACATAACATTTCCTTCATATGTGTAAACGTGTGCTTCTGGATCAAATTTGAATTCAGCATCTTCAAAAAATTTCAATTTTTCTCTAATACTTTCTATAGTGTGTTTTTCCATTATATAAATAATGTTCTTTTTATATTTTATACTATATATTCCATATAGTTTAAATTAAAACAAATCAATAAGTCTTTAATATATAATGTATGATAGAAAAATTAATATTTTTTAATAAAGAAGGTTATCAAATGAATATGAATTATGATGAAAATCAGCAATTGTATTCAAATAACATCTTTTTTGATAAAAATTCAACTGATACATTTAAAACACAAGGAATTTATGTATTTGAAAAAATAGATGGAACAAATAATACATTTGATGTTGAATTAAATAAATTTCAATTATTTAATACAAATGGTTTTTCATTTTTACCTAAATTTAACACAACAGAATTAACAATTACTAATATTGAATCAGTAAATTTAAATGTCAATTATCATACAAAATGGGTTTATGCAAATAATATAGAAAAAAGTTTTTATCCAGGTATGTGGTGTTATTTTACTGGATTAAATTCATATCATAATACCGATTTTAATACAACAGTAGTTAACACGCAAGTACGAAAAATTTTAGCAGTTGAAACTGGTAGAGTTTTAGTTTATACACAAACTGCTAATAATATAGCATTACCTATTTTTAATATTGTTAATGCAAAAATTGTCCCTATTAATATTATAGAAATTCAACAAGATTTAATTGGTGAACCGGTTTGGAATGAAAGTAATTTAACATCAAAATTATATACTGGTAAAAAATTATCAGTGCTATCTAATACTAATAATGATAAAATTTATACAGTAAATAAAATTTGTAATGAATATACTAGAGATTATTTAACATTAGCTCCCAATTTATTTATACCTAATGCTGGTGATAAATTACAAATTAATATTGAATTAAGAACTAGTAATATTTTAGTAAGTAATGGTCAAACAACATTTGATGGTACAACATATATTACTTTACCATACATTCCATCATTTTTAAAAGTTGGCGATTCTATTATAGCTCAGCCAAAAACTGTACCATTATCTTTAACAAATACTGCAACATTTCAAATATTAAGTATTGATAAATCAATTAATACTATAGGTGTTGATGCATTTACTGCAATTGAAACAAATGATTGTTATATTTATTTAGCCGGTAATGTATTTACTATTGAACAGGATATTGTATTAGATAATAACAACTTATATTCGTTACCATTAACTTATTTTACTATTGTAAATAAATATGCTAATGAATTAAAAGATGTTGCTGGTGGACAAACATTAAGTTATAATACTGTAACAGATTCATTAGAAATAAAATCTGATTATACAGATTCATATTTTACTATTACAGTAAATAAATTAGATATAAATAATACTGTAACTAATTATCCTGTAACTAATTCACAACATAAAATTTATGCTATAAATACAACTGAAGAATTAGTTGAACATGATGAATTAGATAAAGATGCAACTAATTATAATAGAAATATTGTATTTAATACAATTGATTCATTAGGCTTAAAAATTAATATAAATGGAAAAGATTATTATACACCATTTAATACTGATGTGTCTACAACAATTGGAGATTTTATTACTGGTTACAATACACAATTAGCACAATTAGGAATTCAAATAACACAAACAACAAGTACAATACTTGGTGATACTTTAAATATAAATAGTGAATTTCCAAATATACCAATTTATGTTGAAACTAAATTGGGTGATGGTACAATATATTATATTAAATATGCACAAATTATATTTCAAAATATAAAAACTCATTTATTAATAACAATTAATGACGAAGAATTTTCTGTACCATTTAATTTAACTGATTCTCAAACTGTAAGTGATTGGGTAAATACATATTTTGAATATTTAAAAACATTAGGTATACTTGTAATTAATACAGGATCAACATTATACATTCATTTATTAGATGCTGAAAGATTTTTAAGTTTACAATATAATATTGGTTATTTGCCTAAATCTGGAGATTTATCAATATATGAAACTTTATATTATACTAATAGTGAAGGATCTGTTATAAGTGGCAATGAAATAAGTTGTGTAAGTGGTTTGTATAATTTTTTAGATTATTATTCAATTGGACAAAAGATTGATATAACTGGTGCTACACATGTACCACAAAATATTTCATATAATATAATTGGATTAACTGATAATAAAATAGCATTATCATATCAAGGTGCATATTGGAATCAAACACCATCCACATTTATAAATATAGTATCTGACTATTTTATACGTTATCCAAAATTTGGAACTAGTGAACTTGGTAATAAATTACATTTTAAATGGTCATGGAAAAATACTCAATTAAATGATTTCTTTTTATATGATTTTTCTGGTACACAACTAAAACCAGCTTTAACTAATTTTCCAGCATACAACGGACCAATTCCATTGTGTGGGACTAATGGTGAATATGAATTAAAATTAAATAAATTACCTAACACTGACATAAATGAAATTGGTAATCCATTAAAACAACAAACAGTTTTTGATATAATTGAAAATGAATTACCATTTACAGATGTTGCAGATGATAATTTATTAGAACCAAATCCATTACAAGTTTTTGTTGGTTATAAAGGATCATATGAAGGCTGGAATAAAGCACGTTTGTATTTAGATGTTATTGAAGATTTATCTTTTACTAGAACAACAAATATAAATACTATTGACGATTTATGGGTTTGGAATGATAATTATGTTGAAATTCAAAATGTTAGTATTTTAAATCCTATCAATTTTGTTGAATTTGGATTTAGAATTGGTCAAAAAATTCATTTTACATATGAAGATACACATACTGATTTACAGAAAATAGGCACTTTAAACAACTCTGGTAAAGCTTTTACTATTAAAACAGTTTATCCTACTAAAATTGTATTTGAAGAGTCTGTAGAGTCTGAAACAAGTGTTAAAAGCGTACCTACTAATGTATTGCCATATTATGATAATTATGGTAATGTTATATTAATGAATAGAATATTAAAAATTACTATAAATGTATTACCAAAAAATATTGCATATTTTGATGTATTTGGTGAAAGTGAAGACGAAGATGAAAGATTTGCAATAAATTTAAATAATAGAAATTTAAATATTTTAAAAATGCAAGATTTCTTTATATTTAAAGAAGTGGATATAAAAGAAAACGGTGTTGATTGGATTTTATTAAACAGAAAAAGAAAAGAATTAATTGAAATATATCCAGAAATATTTAATAATTTATCCAATTATAAATCAGTAATTCAAGCTATTAATTTCTTTGGTTATAATGATTTAATATTTAGTGAATATTTTCAAAATATTGATCCAGAAAATAAAAAGTTTGGTCAGTTATTTAATATGGAATTATTAAATATATTTGAAAAAAATGTTTCAGGTTACAGCTATTCAAATTTAGGTTATGAAAATTTACGTAATAAAGGATTTAGAAAAACTAATTTATTTTCTTTAAATTATAAAATAACTGATGAAGATGGTAATTTTATTAATGCGTATTCATTAGAAGAAGTTAAAATAAAATTACTTGGTTTAAAAAAATGGTTAACTGAAAATATTTTACCATATGGTACTAAAATAACTGATATAAATGGTAAATATAAAATGACAAATGATTTTGTTATTCAACACGATACATATATGAGTAAAAACTTCAGAGTTGAAGAATATGCTGCACCAGTTGATTTTGATGTAGCTGGTTATTTAGCACCAGTAAGTCAAGGTTCTAACTTGTATGATATTAATGTTCAATTTAAATCATTAGAACCGGTTGATTGGTTTAAATATGTTATTCGTACATTTAACTTAGAACAATGGACAAATGTTAGTTATTTACCAAATAGTTATGTTTTTCATTATAATAGAGTTTGGACAAACGCATTACAAACAAATATTATTGATGAACCAGGTTTTAGCTCAGCGTGGATAGAAACATCTATTGATAATATTTCTAATGTACAAATAATTTCAGATTACAAATACGATTTATCTGATGTATCGTTTACGTGTAATGAATTAATAGATCCATACTTTGTTGTGGAAGTATATTGGCACTCTGGTTATGCTTTAACTAAAAAGACTATAAAATCATATTCATTACCAATTACAAGACAACCAGCACAAAATATATATCCAATTAATTTAAGTTTATTTGATATGAATTTTGATTTTGATTTCTCAACAATATAAATAAAAAAAAACAGTTACATTTGTAACTGTTTTTTTATTTGTTCTTGAATTTCTGTTTCACTATAACCTGAATAATCAATCATTATTTTATCATATAAAATTTTACTTTGTTTTTTCAAATTTTCTAATTCTTCTAAAATTGGTTTTATTTCTTGTTCAAGTTTATTAATTTTAATATCATATTCAATCATTAATTCTTCTAATTTCTGTTGTTTAACTAGTTGATTAGATGATAAACCATCAATATTTGATATTTCTTTTTGTAAATTTAAAATAAATTTTTTATTATCTACTAAATTATCTTCTTGTTCCTTTAGTAAATTTAAAATTTTATTATATTTATTTATTATTTTTTTACTTTGATCAATATAAATTTGTTTTATAACCATATTATTTTTCTTTATTTTCTAAATAAGTTTCAATCATATCTTGATATTTATCAATTTCTGAAGAATTTGGTTTATTTGTTTTTAATCTGTCAATTTCTTTAGATACTGCATTGTATTGTTCTTCAGTATTAATTATAAATAATTTTTTAAGATTACCGTCCCAAGTTGGTACATTTTGATTAAAAAATGTTAAAGCTGATTCTTCTGATTTATTTTCATCAACTTTAATTTCTTTAACTTTAACTTCCTCAATTTTTTCTTCAACTTGTGGTTTAACTGTTTTAGTTGATTTTTTATTAGTTGCTCTTTTTTTCTTATTACCATATAATTCGGAATCCATCCAATTTTCAATTTCCAATTGAATCATTTTTTGTAATGCTACTGAATTATTTACCACATTTTCTTTAATATATTGTTTAGATAAATACATTGTAAATGATGTCTCAAACATATCATTTAAAGCATCAATTTTTTCAGGTCTTGGTAATTTTATTTTAAATGGTACAAGAATTTCTATTTCTTCAACTTTTTTAACTCGATCAAATACATCCCATTCAGGTAATCTGTTTGTTTTTTCTGCATTAATTGGTTGAATATTTTCAGTATTTATATTTTGATGATTCATATCTGAATCATCATCTAATCTAGCTAATAAATTAGAATTAGGATTTGTTTTAGCTTCTTGTAATTTATCACTATTTGACGGTAGTGCATTTGGATTTTTTGCAGCTAATTCAACTTTATTTAATAAATCATCATCATTAATTGGTGTGTTAAAAAAAGTTTCAGGATTTATTATTGGATCGACAATAGTCGACTCATTAGTCTGAATATTATTAGCTAATTCAAAATCAGTTTGTAATACAGTTAATAAGCATCTAGCATTATTTTTAAATATAACAAAATCACCTTCAATTCTATCAACAACAAATATATCAGAATCGACTGTATTTTTTCTTTTAAATGGTACGTTTATAATATTTTCCATATACATTATATTATTTTTTGTTTAATTTGTTTAAATAAAAAAACCCAATCTTAAAGATTGGGTTTTTAGACTAATTAATTATGAATACCTTAATCTTCATCATCTTCGAAAAAAGCGTTAGCTTTTTTTCTAGCGTTATTAACTGCTGCAGCTGGTTCATCATCATCTTCATCAACTTCAACTGTTTTTGAAACTTTTTTAGTAGGTTTAGCTGGAGTTTTTGCAACTGGTGCATCGTCTTCATCCTCATCTTCATCATCGTCTTCAAATACAGAAGCAGAAGTTAATTTAGTAGATTCATTTTTTGTGCTTGGTGCTGATGAACTACCAACGTATGCTTGACCTGATAATAATGCTACGATTTTATCAGCTTTGTCATATGTTTCAGATGTCCAATCAACAGGCATAAATTCTTCTAAATCATGTTCACGAGATAATAAGAAATCAATTACACGTTGTCTTTCTTTATCTGAAATAGTTCCATCTTCTGCAACTTTTAACATTTTACCGTCAATTGTAATAGGTTCTGGAGTTTCAAATTCAGAAGCATCATAGTTATAAAAACCTCCAACTTCTTGGATAACTAAATTCAAGTTAGCACCATAAATTAAGTCTTCAACTTTAACCGGTTTACGTGAATTTTCAGCTTTCATTTTAATTTTTTGGAAAATTTTGTAACCAAATGGGAAAATAAATATTTTACCTTCGTTTTCTGGAACTTGTTTATCCTCAACAACTAAAGCGTAAGCGTAATATTTAGTTGAACGTGAAATTAATTTTGCTTTTTCTTGTTCTGCTGGATTTTTTGAGTTATGTAATAACCAGTATGTTTTACACAAAGGACAATCTTTTCCAATTGATGTGTTTTTCAAACAATCAAAATATCCTTGTAATTCTGGATTAGATTTAAAATTTGCATAGTGAATATGTTTTTCAATCGCAGTTGTTGAAATTTTTCCACTTCTTGTCATGTTTGGTAAGAAACGAATTAATAATTCTCTTTTACCATCTTTACCTTCTTCTAATTTTGGTCTTAATAAACCATCATCATTTGATTTTTTCTCTTTTAAAAAAGAGCTTGCTTCTTCCGAAGCACCTAAATTAAAAACATCGTCTTGTGCCATAATCTTCCTTTTATTCTTTTTATTCTTTTTATTTATATAAGTTATATACCGCAATTAATAAAAAGTTTAAAAAATAAATAAAATTATTTATGAAAAACCAAGCTTATTTTTATCTATAAAAGGAACATTATATTTTAATGCTAATTTATTGAATAATGGTTTTAATTTAATAAATCCTTGTTCTGTATATGAAGATGTTTCGAATTGTACATTATTTTCTTTAAACCACTGAAACATATTATCAGCTAATATTGACGCATATCCTTTTCCTTCGTATAACGGATCAACACATAAATAAGATAAACTATATGTGTTTTTGTGATATGGTGATTTAAAAATATGTGCCAAAGCTACAATTATATTATCTACCATTAATCCCATAAAATATACATCATCTGTATTATTTTGATAATCTGAATATTGATAATATTTAAAAACTTTACTACCACCGTCATTTTTTACTAAATATCTTGGATCAAATTCTCCATCTGGTCCATTAGTTGAAATATATTTATAAAATTCTTGTGCGTTGTATATTTTAAAATTATTTGTATATGATTCAAATAATTTATATTCTTTAATTGTTGTTATCATAATAATTTATTTAAATATGTATTTATATAATCAGGAACATCATCTTCAAGACTATGATTATTTGTTGCTGAATTTTTAACCCAATCAGCAATACTAGCAACATCATTTATATCAATATTTAATAATTTGAAATCATCAGTTGTTTCAAATTTTTTTAATTTATCTATATTTTTTTTCCAACCTTCTTCATAATCAAATAAAATAATATCAGATAAAAATTGTTTCAGTACTGGATATTTAATTTGACTAATAGTTTGTGGATCTATATGTTTATTTTGACTTTCTTTATGTTTTTGATAATCAAAACCTAATTCTTTATCTACTTTTTGTCTTAATTTTACTCCGTCTGGAGTTAAATCACGTCTTTCAATATTTTCATAACCATACATTCTAGCTAATTCTAACATTACTTGTTTACCATAACCACAACCAGGAACTACAGCTTTAATCATAGAAATATAATATTTATCTCTAAATTCACAATACTCTGCAAACGCTACTAAATTTTTATTAACATATGCTCTTAATATATAATCGTGTTGTTGATTATGAAAATTAATATATTCATTTTCAAAATGAATATTAGAATTTAATTCAAATATTTTATATTCTTTAATTGTTGTTATCATAATAGACCTTTATATAATGGATGTTTTTTTAATATTTCGAACGGTTCGTATATTTTAGTATCATTTTCAGTATAAATATCATATGTTGTTTTTTTAATATAAATACCAGATAAAAATTTATTTAAAGGTTCTATAGCGCCACCTGGTGTTTCTAACATTTTAATTAATTGTTGATTAGTTAAAACTTTTTTTACATATGATACAATTAAAAATTCTTCACGTTCACGTTTAACTTTTTCTTTTTGTTCATAGCCATTACCAATAGAATAACCCCAATTATATGGAACTAATTTATATTTATTTTTTAATATATTTTGATCAAATTCCAAAATAACATTATTCCAGTTTGCTGCATACGTAATATCTCTAGTTAAAGATAAACCTCTATAATAATAAGAATTAAGATATTCTGGATCATCGTCTTTACGACGTTTACCATCAGCCCAATATCTTTGAAAAGTATACGCATCAAGTTTGTTATTATTAATTGCATTAATTGCATATTGTGTTTTTAAACCATGATATAAACTAGCTCTATTATTTTCATTGATTATAGATTCAGTTACAGTTTGTTGATATTTACTTCCTTTTGCTGAATAAACTAAATCTAAATTATATTCTACATTTACACCAAATGCTTTCATTGTAACAAAAATATCTTTAAGACATTCTTCTGCAGCACCACCAACTAAAATAATTTTTCTAGATTGTGCTACAAATTTCTTAAATAAATTAGCTAATTCTTGAGAACAGAAAAACCATTCATGTTTACCATCTATATAAACAAAATAATCACCATTTATTGTTTCTAATAAATCTCTTTCATAAAAACCATGTTCAAATTTTTGTAATATTGTATCACGCATTGGTTCTGAAAAATAATAAGGAACATCTTCAATAGATAATTTTTTACCATATTGCTTTTCAATACTTAATACTTGATTTGGAAATGTATAATCTGCGTAATCTATTTTATTAGAATCATATATTTGAAATACTCTATTAAAATCTTCACAATATTCTTCTAATGCTTCTAAATATGCTTCACCAAAGAATTTTTTATATCCTTCTTGTACATCAACAATAACTAAATCTGTGCCATTATTATTTTTAGATTCGTATATTTTTCTAAATTCATTTAATGAAGTAATCATTGATAAATATTTTATTTTTATATATTAAAAAACCAGACTAAATCGTCTGGTTTTTATTTTTTTCAGTGTGTGCTAAAAGTAAAGCATCTATAACATCATCAATTGGTTTTGGTATTTGTTTCATTTTAAATAATTCTTTTCGATGTGGTAATAATGCAGTTTTAATATAACAATCAGTAATATAATCACAATCAAAAACCGCTTCAATCATATCAGGTTTTTTAAAATTTCCACCAGAAATACCTATTCTATTTTTATAGATTTTTTCTTCTCTTGGATTTTTTCCACCAATAACTTTAATAATTGGATCATAAGTCATTTGACATGTTTCTAATTTTAATGATGATGGTGCTTTTACAATAAATTCATCAAATGGTAATGATATTAATTTATTTCGAAGTAATGTTGCATAACAAACTAAGTCTAGTAAAGATGATGTATTTGAAGAAGAATAAGAATAACCCTCTGTAATAACTTTAGTTTCTTCCGGTTTACAATGTTTTAAAATATCAGCTACAATCATATTTGTAATTTTATTGTATTGTATAATTTTTGCAACTTCTGTATCAGAATAATCCTCTGTTTTAATATTTTCGTAATCTCTATAAGTTATATGTGATAAAGTTTTATGCCATTTACTTAATTTATTATTATTCTTATAATTATAATAATATTCTGTACCATTATCAAGTATAATATATAAACCTGTACTACTTAAAGAACAATCTAATCCTACGTAATTCATTCATTTTTAATTGTATTTTTATTGAATATTATATTGAATAAAAGATTGATTGTTTAATTAAATAATTTTAAGAATAAATTGGTTTATATATTATCAGTAGATCTAATTTGAGAACTGTTTACAGTATAATAAATTGTAGATGCTTCTTGGTAATCTTCATCATCAATCCAATTATCTTTTATATTATTAAATATAATACCATCATATTTATTTGTATCTAAATTACTTACAATTTCTTGTGTAGTTGTTCCATATATTGTATTTAACTGATCCCATTTTTTACCTTTTCCGTTTATTATTAATGGTTTCTTTATACTCAAATATGCTTCATATATATATTCACCATTAGCATAACCATCAGCATTATAATAATCTGGAGTAAAATAAGTACCATTATAAAATTCGGTTATTTCTGTTGTTGATCCGTGATATACTATCAATGGTTTTCCATAAGAATCAACAACTTTACTACCTTCAAACCATTTATCAAAATCTAATACATTATTATCAGATTTATTTACTTCATTAATTATTATTGTATGTAATAATAATTTAAATTCATTAATTGTTGTAATCATAATTTGTTTTTATTTATAATATTTTATCTGATGCTTTAAGTTGTTTTAATTTATTAAGTCCATAAAATGTTTCTAACACTTTACATTTTATTACACCCAGTTCTCCCATTGGATATGCCGTTGAACTGTTTCTAGGTTTTAACATACATGTAATCCAAATTACATCATTACGATCAACTGATTTATATGTTAAATTAGTAGTTTGTAAATTATTACCAGATGCTTCTTCTAATTTTTTAATTTCTTCTACATCAGTAATAATATCAACTATTTGATCTATTTCATATACATCTGAATCAATTGGTTCTAATGTATCTTTATTTAAAATAGTATTTTTAAATTCATTAATATTTGTTATCATTTTAATTTGTCTAATTTTTTACTATTTGGATTAATAGACCAAAATGAATTTTTATTAGCCATTTTAACATCTGAACTAATATCAGCATTTTCTGTTGTTTGACCAGATCTAAATACTCCACCTTTCATAGTACAATCTAAAATACCTTCGTCAAACATACAATTAATTAATTCTGACCAATCTGTACATTTAGTATTACACAATTTAGAATTTTCTATAGTTGATTCATAAATATTTGTATTATAAATGTGTGCATCTACTATTGTTGAATCAATTATATCACAGTTATAGATAGTTGCTTTATTAATTGTACAACCAATAAAATCTACATTTTTTATGTAATAAATATTACCAATATTTGCATTATTTATTTCAACACGATTAGATATTGAATTATAATTTATAACTGCATTTTTAATATTTTCACAAGATTTAATTATTTCAAACAATTTGTTTTTTATTTTATCCCAATTCAATTTGACATTATTATAACTATCGTCTGTATCAATTTCAATTTCAATACCTTCTATATTAGATAAAAAATCATCATATGTTTTATATTGTTTAAACCAGTTAATATTTTCTTCTAAATATGTTGATAATTTAATATAATCTTCTTGATTTAATTCTTCGGTTATAGCTGTTCTTGTTTGTAATATAAAATAATCCATCAATGATAATATTTCATCTGATTTATATTCGTAATCTTTACCACCAATATATCTATACTCTAAATAATTTTTCCATTTTTTTTGCAAATTAATACCATAATATTTAGTATCATCTGGAATTTTTAATGACTGAATAATAGAATTCATAGCATATTCACTATCTAAATAATCTTCAAAAGGTAAAATCCATTTAATAGATCTAGCATAAATATTATTTCTTCTACTTGGAAATTTTTCATATACAAAATCTTCGTTAAAATTTAAAATTAATTTTATTGGATTAATTGTTTTAACTTCCATATCATCAAACGAAATATTAATATGAATAGAACTATGATCATCAGTAAACCCGTTTTTTTTAATGAATTCAAGCATTTTAATACAAACTAATCTAGCATCAGCCCAATACATTGGACCTGTAATTAATTCAATCATTTCTGAACCACCTGAATAATCTGGTTCAATTTTAAATTTTTTATCAGTTACTTCAAAATCTGAGTGATATTGATTAAATCCCCATACTTCAATTGGTTGAAATAATAGATTTAGTAATTCCATAGTTTTTATATATGAATAATTAGAAAAAAATTCAAATTCTAAACCAACTTTAGCATGTGATAAATCTTTCCAAGAATTGATAAATTTACTATTAAATGTATTCATATGTATATATATTAAAAAAGTCCATCAAATTGATGGACTTTTATTTTTAATTATTTAAATCATTAAATAATGCTACTTTATCTCGTATTGAATCCATTAAACATTCGGATAAAGTTTCAGAATCAAACGATACATTTTCTAATGTAAGTTTTCGATATAATCTATTATACATAAACTTATAATTATCTTCATTTATATTTAAAAATGATAATAAATATTCAGGCTTGATTCCTTCTTTAATATAAGAATCAAGTAATTCATTAATAATAAAATATATCTTATTAATATCCATTTTTTTTATTATATATAGTTTCTAATTATAGACAATAACATTGATTTATAATAATCTGTTAAATTATATGATGTTATTTTATCATCAAGCATTTTTAATACATCTTTACTAAGTTCTACAACTTTATCATCACTATTTAAATCATCATTAAGAATATTTTCATTAAATTCAGTAGGAACTTCGTCAATAGAATTTATTTCATAATTTACTATTTCACCTGTAATAGTATTACCCGGCTCTAAATCAGAATCAATCATATACCCAGCATCACCTTCGTTTGTAGCATTTACATTACCTGTAATCGTTACTGTAGCTGTTGCCGTATATTTAAAAGATTTGTTCTCGTCATTTTCTTTTATTAATTGACTAAAATTTTTCATTATTTATTCATTATATTTTTTATTATTTCTAAAGAAATTTTTTCAATTTCTGGAGTTACTTTTATGAAATACTCATCACCTTCTGAATCATACATAGCTATTGATTCTAATTCAGTAGAATTATTATCATTGTATTCGGCTGGTGATGTTTGTGTTTCTGGTCGTGTTTCATAAAAAGAAACAGATACAGATGTATTAATTATTATTGATATTTCATCAGTTTGATTTGTAAATTCAGTATTAAATTCAGTAGTTGTTTCATTTTCTGATTGTGTATTTGGAAAATTAGAAATATTCCAATTTCCAACAACCGCATATTTATCACCGTATTTACCAGTTACTCTATCGTATTGATTTTTAACATTTTGATTTAATGTATTCAATATATCTTGTAAATATTCTTGAACTTTAATTTGAGCATTAGAATTATCTAATTTAAATTGCTCAAATGTTTTAATATTCATTAGTTTATTAGATTTTCTTTCAAATGGTAAATCATTATATTCATCTGTATCAACATCAAACGTATTAATGTTTTCACCAAATTCACTATCTGGTTTTTGATCTAACATATTTACAATTGTACCCATATTATCTTGAACAAACGCAACAGATATATCATCTGGTGCTTGTGTTGGATCTACTAAAGTTTTTTGTACCATAGCAATAGAATCTGGTTTTGATAAACCCATATCCATTACATATTTAACAATTTCATTAGCTTTTATAATTGTTGGATTTATACCACCATAAGGTAAACAACCAGATGGATTATTTGGGTCACAATTTTCATTAATTGGTTTTAATGAATCTCTAAAATTTTTAATGTTTGTAATCATAATAAATAAAAGTTTATAATGTTATATATTAAAAATTAAAAATCAATATCATCAAAATTTTGTTCATCTATATCTTGTTTAAATGCTCCAGTTGTATATGAAATAATTTCAGTTTCTTGTGGTGCTTCTTGTACAGCATTACCACCAATCCAGTTACCAATCCATGAAATAGGATTTTGTATTTTTTCAAAAATAGGATCAAGTTTAATCATCTTCATTCTATTATTAGTTAAATATTTCATATATTGGATTAAAATTTCAGCATTTAATCCAATCATAGATCCATCTTTAAATAAATAACGTGCCCAATCCATTTCTTCTTCAGCTGCATCTTTATACATTTGTATAACAATATCTTTACAATCAGCAACTACTTCTTGAAAACCTTCAGATTGTTCTTCGCCTAATAATTTTAAAATTAATGAAGAAAATCCCATATGTAAATTTTCATCACGAGCAATTAATGAAATAATTTTAGCATTACCTTCCATTTTTTTATTTTGAGCAAATGCAAATGAACACGCAAATGATACATAAAAACGAATACCTTCAAGTATATTAATTGATACCAAAGTTAAATATAATTTTTTCTTTTTATTATATTCTGTATCGTCAGAAATTGAATTTATCATTTCATCATAATATTTAGTTACTGAACTAGCTCTATCTAAAATTCTAGAGTCATTTAATACAGTATCAAAGACTTCTGATGGATTTGTATAAATTTGTTTAATAATATATGTGTATGAATAAGAATGTATTGTTTCAGAAAATTCCCAAGCTTTAGCAAATGCTTCTACTTCAGGATTTGTACAATATTCTAATAAATGTGAAATACCTCGAGATTGAATTGAATCTAATAAAATTTGATATTTTAAATTTAAAGTAAACACATCTTTTTGATATTCTGGTAATGAATTAAAATCAGCTTTATCTTTTGATAAATTTATTTCTTCTGGTCGCCAAAAATATGCTATTTGTTGTTTAAACATATTAAACAACTGTGAATATTTTGGTTGATCATATCGTTGTAATGATAATGGTTCACCAAAAAACATAGGTGTTTTTCTATAATCTACTTGATTAGTATTTATTATTGATTTCATATTTGTATTAATTTGTTTATTTTAATAATTTAAAAACATTACTTCTGTTTTTGTTTTTTGTTTTTTAGATGATGGTGCTGTATTATACATATTTTCACGTAAAATGATTTTATTTATTTTTAAATATTCATGATCTGTATCTGTATAAATAAAATTATTTTTATTTTCTTTTAAATAATTAATATATTTAATAAAAAAATCTTGTGTTATTGTTTTATATGCAACTGGTCGTTCCATATAAGGTGGGTCTAAAAACAATAAACAATTTTCTTTCGGTATATTTAAATTAAAAAAATCTGTATTATATATTTCAGCCCGTTTTAATTTTGAAACTATTGAATTAAAATCATTTTTAGATAATGTTCTAAATCTTTTACCAAAAGAATTATTAAAACCAATTGGTCCAAATCTAGCCATTGAATTAATAGTTGAATTACATAAAAAGAAAAGTCCTAAACCATAATAATATTCATCTTCTATTTTATTTACATTATTTCTAAATGTATAAAAATCTTGTTTATTGTTTTTAATATCATATTTAATAGTACAAATATCTTCCATGTCTTTAAAATCTGAATATGTTGCATTTTTAAATGCTTTATACATTTTTATAATATTTGTATCTAAATCATTTAAAATATATTGTTCAAATTCTTTTTCTAAATTGAAAAAAATAGAACCACTACCTAAAAATGGTTCTACGTATATTTCATTTGTGCTTCTATTTATTTCATTATTTATAATATCAATAAATTTTATTTTCGTACCACTATAATTTATAAATTTTACCATATTTTTTATATTTAAAAGATTAGAAAAGGTTTACTATTACATAAACCTTTTCTAAATTTATATTTATTTAATGTTTTCTGTAATAAATTGTTTTATTTTATTATTATTTTCCATAAAATTATCATTGTCCCATATTTCTAAATATTTAAAGTTATTATTTATTGCTAATTGTTTTTTATATTGGTCTTGGTTATATTTAATATTTGCTGTTAATGACTCATTAAATAAACATTTCCAATTATTCCATTCATTTATTGTTAATTTATCTTTTCTTGGATGAAATTTATGACCATGATATTCTATAATTAATTTAATATCACCATAAAGTATTGTTAAATCATAAAAATAATATTGTTTATTTTCTTTATCATATATAAAATATTCTTTTTTATTATTTTCTTTATCACCATAATAAATACACATATTTTCATATTGCTCTAAATATTTTAATATATTTTTAAATTGTCTTAAAGATGATTTAGACGTACTTTTAAATAAATTTTTTGAACAATATTTTATCCAATTTTGAGATATTAAATTATATCCGTCTTCAATAGTATGTCCGTTATTTAAATAATGTTCAATACAAAATATTGAAGATTTTTTTTTATCTAAACTAATTATTTGTTTTGCTTCTTCAGTAGAATATCCTTTATTTAAATAAAATTCAATATTCCATGGACTATTTTTTTTATTATATTGTTGAATATATTCATCAGATTTATTATTAAAATGTTTTTTTATATGTGATTGTTGATATTCCTTTAACATTTGTTTTGCAATATTTTCATCATTATATAAATTTAACCAATATTTTAATGAACGTTTTGATTTTTCTACTTGTTTTTGTTTATTTTTATTATATTTTTCTAAACCTATTTTATTACCATATTTTTTAATATATGATTCTTTCGATAAACTTCTTTTTTCTCTATCTTTTTTATTTATAAATCCATATCGTAATAATAAATATTCATCTGAAACTCTATCTTTGTTATTATTTGTAACATATTTTATAAAATTTTCTAATCTATTAATATCAAATAATTCATTAATATTATTGGAATTTATAAATAAACTAAAAGTATCTTTCTTATGTAAATAATTTCTTAATACATTTAAGAAAGATACTTTGTCATCTATATTGTAATTAATTTTATAATATAATTCTATTTTATTTTCAATATCAATAATACTTTCAATTATATTATTTTTTATAAAATTTGTACATACGTGTTTATTTTTTATATCTGTATTATTTAATTTTAGCATTATAGTTTTATATTTATATATTAAATACTACAAGCTACAAGCACCACCTTCGCAACCTTCGATTGATGATCCCATATCATCTATATTATCTGATTTTTTATCATCAGTATTAGCATAATATAATGTTTTTAATCCCATTTTATAAGCATATAAAATATCTCTGATTACACCACCTATAGAAATTCCATCTTCACTATATTCATAATAATGATTAGCTGATAATGATTGATCATACCATTTTTGCATTACAGCAATAATGTTTGTATATCCTTTATTTGTTTTCATATCATATGCTAATTGATATTTGTTTTTCAATTTATGAATTTCTGGAGCAACTTGTTTAACTAAACCAGATTTAGATCTTTTTGTTGTAATCAATGCTCTTAAAGCTTCAAAACCGTTAGTTGCATTTTGTACAACTGCTGATGATTCTGCAGGCATACCAGCTGATAATACAGAATTACGTAAACCATATAATTTAACTTCTTCACGTAATTTATTCCAATCACAAGAATATTCTCTTTGAACAATTTCATCAACATTTTTATTATAACGATCAATAGGCATAATTCCTTCAGAATATGTTGTTTTATCAAACCATTCACACGGACCAAATTCTTTAGCTAATTTATTAGATGCTACTAATAAAGAATATTGTAAGTGTTCAAATAACTCATCAACTTTTGGTAAAGCTTCATCATCTGTATATTTTAAATCTTGTTTTGCTAACCAATATGCAAAGTTTGTTACACCAACACCAATAGAACGACGTTTTAACATTTTTTTAGATGCATTAACCGGATAATCTTGGTGCTCAATAACAAAATCTAATAAACGTACAATATATTCAGAGCATTTATATAATTCATCCCAAGATTTAATTGTACCTAAATTATGTGCTGCTAATACACATAAAGCAATTTCACCGTTTGATAAATGTTCAGTATCTTTACTATTATCAATATCATAAATAGAAGATAATTCTTGTGTAGGTAAACAAATCTCCACACAATTATGAACTAATATATTATTTGCATAAAAATTATGATTATCTTCAACAGTTAAATCATATACATCTTCTTTTATTTCTAATTTTTTTATTTTTAACATTTTATTTCTTATTTATTTTTATATTTTTTTCTTCCAATAATCCAATTATTATCAATTGGTTCATATAATTGTTTATTTTGTTTTAATTTATCATTATGATACCATTTTTTACCTTGTTGTATTAATGATAAAGTAATACAATGACTTTCTGTTTGTTTATATTTTATTTTATCTATATTATATCCTAATTCATTTAATTTAATTATCATTTGTTCTTTCATACCTTTCATACCGCAACCACTAAATCTAAATTTAGAAAATGATTTTGGTATATTTAATTTATCACAATAATCAGAATGCCATTTTGATAAAACCCAATTATATTCATTTACAATATAACATGATATAGCATATTCTACAATTTGCTCATCTGTATATCCACTATATCTTGGATTATTGTTACCAGTAGTTTGCTTTATTTTTTTATCAACAAATAGTTTATATTTTTCTGGAGACAACTGATGTACAATGTTTCCACCATCGCCACCAATTGTCATATTATAACCATTTTTGAATGTATCAAAATAATTAATCCAATATATTTCTTTATTTTTTATATCAGATATACTATTTGCAGTATCTATACATTTATATTTAAAATTTTCAATACCATATTTTCGTATAGCACGGTAAAAATGTGTATCTATACCATATATTGCGTTTGTATAGTGTTTATGTAATCTGTTTTCAATACCTTTATTAGTATATCCAATATAAATTTTATTATTTATTGTATTAGTTATTTTATATATTTCATAATTAATCATGTTACTAACAATATTTCTTTTATTTATATATTAAATTCATTTAGTAACAATTATTTTAAAATATCTAAAATATCAGTTTCAATTAAATCTTTAGCTTCAATCCAACCTCTATTTTTAGTGTAGATTTGATGACATCCAGTGCATTTAATTTTATATCCAGTTTCTTCATCTTCTATTTCATATAATTCTTGATCTTCTTTAGTTTTCCATGCTTTTTGAAGTTGTTTAAATTCTAATTCATTTGTTTTTAAATTTTTTGATAAAATTTTAATATCTTTGCCAGAATTATAAATATCAATTAATTCTAACATATTAATTGTTTTAATTAATACACCATCAATAATAACATCATTAATCATAGAATCACCAGATAAACAAAGATTACTCATTTTAATTCTTTCTTTAAATGGTGAGTTTGTATTAGCATGATCAATATTCATTACATACATACGACCAGTTCCAATACGTTCTTGTGCAAAGTTATTCATTAACTCTCTAGCACTTATTGTTTTACGATTAATTTTTTTATTTGATTCAAATTTTAAATATAATTCATCAAATGTAGCATTATCACCAAATGCATCATATAATCCAGGAACATCAGACGGAGAAAATAAACTAATTTCCGCATTATCTTTAAAACGTTGATAAAATAATCTTGAAAATTGAATACCATAATCCATATGACGTACTCTATTATCATCTGTACCTTTATTGTTTTTTAATACTAATACATCCTCAATTTCTTGGTGCCACCATGGAAAATATACAGTAGCAGATCCTTTACGAATTCCACCTTGTGAACAAGAATGAACTGATGATTGCATTTGTTTTAAAAATGGAATAACACCAGTATGAACCACTTCACCACCTCTAATCTCAGAACCAATTGCTCTAATTTTACCAGCATTTATACCAATTCCGGCTCTTTTAGACACATATTTAGTAATAGCAGTATTAACATGACATATACTATCTAAAGAATCACCAGATTCAATTAATGTACATGATGAATATTGTCTATTAGGTGTTCTAACACCAGCCATAATTGGAGTCGGTAAAGATATTTTTTGTAAAGATATTAAATCATATAATTCTTTAATATGTTTAAATCTAGATTCTTTATCGTAATCCATAAATACTGTCATAGCTATTAACATAAACGCGTATTGTGGAGTTTCATAAATTGTTTTAGTTTTTCTGTGTTGAACTAAATATTTATCCATTAATTGTTGTAATCCTGCATAAGTGAAATCATAATCACGTTTATGTTTAATATACAAATTTAATGCACTAATTTCTTCAGTTGTATATTTTTCTAAAATAATTGGATCATATACATCACGTTTAATATTATTTGTAATTACTGTCCACAAATGCGGCATATCAGTCTTTACTTCAAAAACTTCTTTACGTAATAAGTAATTTAATAAATTACCAGCCACATATTGATAATTTGGTGTTTTTTCTGAAATTAATTCTACTGATGATTGAATTAATACATCATGTATTTGACTAGTTTTAATTCCAGGAAAAAATTGTATTTGTGCATTCATTGCAATATCCGAAGCTGATACATTAGATATACCGTCACACGCCCACAATAATACTTTGTTAATTTTTTCAACATCTAATGGCATTTTCTCACCATTTCTTTTTGTTACATTTAAATCCATTTTTTTTCTTTTGTATTTTATTGTACATTATATATTACTTGATTGCATATAAGTTTATAAAAATATTTGCGTATTATGTGGTCAAAAAAAATATGTTTTTTTTTATTTATTAAAAATTACACATATATCTTGTAATCATTACTAATACTAAAAAATAAATAAATTAAACTTTTGTGTAAAAAAGGAATAATAAAAGTTAGTATATAGATAAAAAATTATAAGGCATTTTATGGCAAAAAAAGTAGTTGAAGACGAATACAAATTATTAAGTCAAGAAGAACAAATATTATTAAGACCTGATACGGTTATTGGTTCTATAGTAGAACAAACTAAACAAATGTGGTCATTTTTTGATGATAATCAAATATTAAAACAGCAATTAACATATATTCCAGGTTTTTTGAAATTATTTGATGAAATTTTAACAAATGCATCGGATCATGCTCAACGTGGTAAAGGTGTTAAAAATATTAAAATTTATATTGATGATTCTTGGAATATTAAAGTATGGAATGATGGTGACGGTATTCCTATTGTTATTCATAAAGAACATAACTTGTATATACCTGAAATGGTTTTAGGTCGTTTAAATTCTGGATCAAATTATAATGATAATGAAGAACGTTACGGCGCTGGTCGTAATGGAGTTGGATCTGGTGCTGTTGCATTATTTTCTAGTAAATTTATTATTGATTGTGCTGATGGTAAAAAATCATATTATCAAGAATTAACAAATAATGCTAGAGAAAAAACTCAACCAATAATTAAATCAAGTACTAAGTCTTATACATGTGTTTCATATACTACGGATATTACTAGATTACCTATTTTACCTTATAGCGATGATACTCTTAAATTATGTAAAAAACGAATTTATGATATTGCTGTATATAATCCAAAAGTTAATGTTTATTTTAATGATGAATTAATTAAAATAAATAATATAACAGATTGGGCATCAATGCATTTAAGTGATAATGATGAATTATTTGTTGAAAATATAAATGAAAAATGGTCTATTGCTTTATCTCAATCATGTACTGATAATTTTGAACAATGTTCTATAGTTAATGGTAATACTACATGGCAAGGTGGAACACATGTAGATTATGTTATGAATCAAATTGTTAAACGATTAACAGAAGATTTAACAAAAGGAAATAAAGGAATTAAAATTAAACCAGTTGATATAAAAAATAAATTTCATTTGTTTTTGGTATCAAAAATAGCTAATCCTACATTTGATACACAAACAAAAGAAAATTTAACAATTAAAATTGAAGATAAATTTGAATTATCTGATAAATTATATAAAGCTTTATTAAAATCTGAAATAATTAAATCTATTTTAGAATGGGTTCAATTACGTGAGCAAGCTGAATTAAATAAATTAAATAAAAAATCAGCCGGTAAAACTATACGTGTTGAAAAATTAGTTGATGCTCATAAAGCTGGAACAAATGATGGATATAAATGTGCATTATGTATAGCCGAAGGTGATTCAGCTAAAGCTGGTGTTATATCTGGATTAAGTGAAGTTGGTCGTGATTATTGGGGTGTATTTCCAATTAAAGGACGACCTTTAAATGTTCGTGATGTAGCGGTATCTAAAATAACAAATAATGCTGAGATTGCTAATTTAATGAAAATTATTGGATTGGTTCCTGGTAAAAAATATACAAATCTTAATGAATTACGTTATGGAAAATTAGTATTTTTTACCGATGCCGATCATTTTGGAATATCAATTAAAGGTTTATTAATAAATTTCATTCATAAAATGTGGCCAGAATTATTAGAATTGGGTTTATGTTATGAATTTGTTACACCAATTGTAAAAGCAACAAAAGGAAAAGATACAAAAGAATATTACGATGTTGATAAATACAAACGTGATAAAGAAAGTGATAAATTAAAAGGATATAACACTAAGTATTATAAAGGTTTAGGTACAATTACACCAACCGAAATGAAACAAATGTTTAAAAATATAACTAAACATTTAATTCAATTTAAATACAATTCTAAAACTGATAGTGATAAAATCGATATGGTTTTTAACACTAAACGTGCTAATGAACGTAAAGATTGGATGACAAATTATAAAGGTGAAGTTATGCCTGACAAATTTGGTAAACCTAATAAAATAAATGAATTTATAGATAATGAATTTATTACATTTAGTAATTATGATAATGTTATTTCTATACCAAATATGATTGATGGATTAAAACCATCTCAACGTAAAATTTTATATGGTGCCTTAAAAAAGAATTTACATTCTGAAATTAAAGTAGCACAATTAGGTGGATATATTGCAGAGAATACTGAATATCATCACGGTGAAAGTAATTTATTTGGTACAATTATTAATATGGCTCAAGACTTTGTTGGTGCTAATAATATAAATTATTTTGTACCGGTTGGACAATTTGGTAATCGTCGTGATCCTAAATCAGCTGCAAGTCCTAGATATATTTTTACGTATTTAAATCCTATAATTAAATACATTATTAGAAAAGAAGACGAAACTATATTAAATTATTTAGAAGAAGAAGGAACAATTATTGAACCTGATACATATTTACCTGTAATACCCATGTTATTAGTAAATGGAACATCTGGTATTGGTACAGGTTGGTCAACAGACGTACCTAAATATAATCCAATGTCTTTAATTCAAGTTATTAAAAGAAAATTAACTAAACCTGATTTAAAATATGCAATTAATCCATCATATAAAGGTTGGAATGGTGATTTAGATTGGAATGAAGAAAAAAATACGTATATAACACATGGTGTTTTTCAAAAAACTAAAAAGGGAATTCTAATTACAGAATTACCTATTGATGTTTCAACTGATAAATATATTTCAATTTTAGACAAATTATGTGATGATAAAAAAATTAAAAATTACATTGATAATTCAAATGATGAAACAGTACATATTGAAGTAATTTTAAATGATATGACAAAATCAACAGATATTGAATCTGTTTTAAAATTAACAAATAATATTTCTATTAACAATATGAATACATTTGTTGATACTAAAATTGTTAAATGGAATTCAGCAGAAGATTTATTAAATAATTGGTTTGATTTTAGATTAAATAAATATGCAGAAAGAAAAGCATCTTGGGTTAAAGTTTTAAAATTTCAATTTGAAAGATATGCTAATTTATTTGCATTTGTTAAAGCTGTTGTTGATGGTGAATTAATTATTAATAATAGAAAAAAGAATGATATTATTAGTGATTTAGAAAGTATGGAATTTTTTAAAATAAATGATTCATATGATTATTTATTAAATATTCCGGTTTATCACTTGTCTGCTGAAAAATATGAAGAATATAAAAAATTAGCAAAACAAATGAAACAAGATTTAAAAGAATATCAACAATTAACACCTGAAGATATTTGGAAAAAAGATCTTGAAGAATTAGAAGAACAATTACAAAAAGCTGGTTATTAAACCAGCTTTTTTTATATATAGTATATGATAACAAGTATAAAACAATTTAAATTAATGTTAGAATCTATTGGAGATATTTCATTAGATGAAATTGAAAATATAAAATATGCTGAAACAGTAGAAAAATTAAACAATTTATTTGAAGCTTTACCTGGTAATATTCGTAGTAGTGCCGATTGGGGTGGTTTTGATGTTTGGTCTGTTAAAGGTGGATATTATGAAGGTTATTTCATAATTGATGTATCTGATGAATATTATTCTAAAGCTTTTGCTTTAATGAAACGTGAGTTTAATGAAGAAACTGAAGAAAATATTGATCAAGATTTATTTAAATCATATGTTTATCCAGAAAATAAGAATTTAGAACAATTAAGTGGATCTATTGATGAATTGATTGAAAAGTCTTTACAAATAAAAAATGGTACAACTGAAACTAATGAAAGAATGTCAGATTTTGACGCTGTAGCAACTATTGGTAAGATTACTAAGCAAATTACTATAGAATTAGATTTGAAGCATTCTATGCATTCTATGGAGCGTCAGGGACGATCTACCGAGTTTATTAAAAATGCTGATATTAAAGCAAGTGTTGATAAAGCTACACCACAAATTATAGATTTATTAATTAATAATACATTAAATGCAGGTGATGCAGTTTGGATTTATGATACAAGTAATGATTTAAATGTTGTTGGTTCATTATTAGCTAATAAGAAAACTGATATAATTACATTTAAAGTTATTACATGTATGTTTACAAAAACATTTTATAATAAAAATAAAACATATAAAGTAACAGTTTAATGGCTGAAGACATAAGTGATATTTATATAAGATCTTCCAAAGATCCATTATTTAATAGTAATGTAGTTGAAAATATATCTGCAACTGATGTTATTATGTCAAAAATACAAATGATTTTATTTACAAATAAAGGTGAAGTTATATCTGATCCTGATTTTGGTGCTGATATACCCATGTTTTTATGGAAAACACGTTTTCCGGCTTCTACAATTAAATCCGATATAGAAGAACAAATTACTAAATATATACCAGAATTAGCTCCTGGACAATATAAAATAAATGTTTATATTTTACCAGGTACTGTACAAGATATTGGTATTATACAAATTGATCTTGGTATAGCTAATTTTTCAGCTATTTTTAAATAATTTTTTAATTTAATTTAATTAATTATAAAATTGTTTCATGAGTAAAGAAATTCAACAAACATTTATAATTGATCATAATGATAAACATTATCCAGATGCTAACGCATGGATGTGGGATTATTGTATATTTTTGGGAAAATTTACTGATAGTAATGGTAAAAATTATGATCTTGGTATATTTGAAGGTAGTCAAATATTAGATGCTACGGTTTATGATAATAAACCAGGAAGTTATTCAAGCGGTGAAATGGCAGATCTTAATTATTATATAGAACAAAAAAGAGAAGCATTTATTGAATGTCATAGACGAGCAAAATTACTTGGTTTAATTCCAGATAATTTTAGATACCGTAAAGCATAAAAAATGGAAGTCTAATTAGACTTCCATTTTACGTAATATATTTCTAACCAATCAGATACACTTATTTTTTTCTTATTTGCAAAATAAATTTCAGCTTCTTTACTAGTTGTTGTGTTAATACAATCACCAGTTTTTTTATTATTGTATTTTAAATATACAAAATATTGTTTTAACATATACATACACATTTTATTTTTTATTTTTTATTATACAAAATCAATTTTATCTATATCAGATAAACCGTATTTTTGTTTTAGTTCTGAAATAATAGCATTAGAATATTTACTGTCTAATAATTGAAACATATTCCAATAATTATCAGTAAAATAACCAGATAATTCAATAAATATTTCACTTTTATTATAACCAAAAGAATATAAATCTTTTATTAATAAAGCAAAATATGAATTAAAATCAGATTTAGCTGGTTTACGTCTAGGTGCTGAAAAATCAATATCAGTAAATTGTTCTAATATTTTTTTAATTTCAATTTTTAATTCACTATCTCTATAATATTCTATATTAGATTTAGATTCTTCAAAATCCAAATACGTATCTTGTATATCTAATGAGCCACCAGCATTTTTTATAATATGTTCACATTCAAGTTCATCATCTTGTATATTTTTTGTTTTTTTACCTTTAAATATAGTATCGTATGATAATGAATGTTTACCTATTAATTTTGGTTTTGGACCAGGTCGTTTTTTTTCTTCTTTTATTTTATTTTTTTCTTTATCTTCTTTTGCAATTTCAGTAATAATAACAAAATCATCATCATCATCATCATCATCAATATGTGATATTAATTCTTCATCTAATTCATTTTGATCTACGTTGTCTTCGTTTTCTTCTTCGTTTTCGTATATTTCTGTATTATTCATAGTGTTATATATTTTTTTATAATGTAGAATTTATATAACTATCATCATATAATCTTAAAAATTCTTTATTGAATTTAAATGCAATTCTTTCATAATCTGTTGCACAATCTCTTAATTTTAACCATTTCCAATGGTACGTACCTTCGGCTTTCATTAATGGTGTTAAAATAATACCCCATACACTATCTGCTGTATCTGCAATAGCTTTTGATTCTGGCATATCATTTAAGGCCATATCATTTGCACCATATTTTTCTTTAGCTATTTGTGTTGCTGTTATTACTGCTAAATTATTTCTTTGTGCAATTGCTCTTAAACCAACTGATAAGTGTTCACCTTTTAAATATAACATATTACGGTCAACACCTTTTTCTGTTCCCATAATTTGAATATAATCTATAATTAATAAATCAATAGACACTCCACCTTCTTCTCTTACTTGTTTAACATATTTTTCAACATCTGAAATAGTTGCTGAACCAGATGGATATTCTTTTATAAATAATTTACCTGGTTTAGTATTAAATAATGAATCACCTGATCTTGAATTCATTTCTTTAATTCTTTCTTTTATGTATTCTTTATCTTTTGATTTTTCACTGTATTCTGAAATTGGAATTTCTAAACGCATAGAACCAATTCTTTTCATTGATTTTTTTTCAGATAATTCTAAAGTTATATATGCTACATTGTAACCAGCTAATGCACCGTTAACAGCTAAATTTTGTAATGTTAATGATTTTCCTGAACCTGGTGAACCCATAAAAACATTAAATGTTTTTCTATCAAACCCACCTTCAGTAATTGCATCAAAACATTTAAAGCCTGATGTTATCTTATTTACTTCTAATTCTTGATCATGTGATTCTGGATCATCAAAATCTAAACCTAATGTACCTTTATCTAATTGAATATTTATAGCGTTATCCATATTAGATCTAATTTTATTGATAACTTCTTGTACTTTATTAATGTCTGTTTTATCAATACCTTTAACATCTTCATAAGAATCAACTAAACCACCGACCATTGAATTATAATAAATCCATGATTTAATTCTAGGTGTTACAAACTCATCTCGATATTGTGATTCATCAAATTTTAATAAAGCTTTAATTAAATCTACACTTATATTATTTGCTTTATCATAAATTTTAACTAAATCAACTATTTCTTTTTTACTTGGTACTATTTTATCAGTAGAAGATAAATATTCATTTTTTATACAATCGTATATAAATTTTATATCTTCATTTTCAAAATAATATCCATATACATTTTTAAATAAATCTGGATTTAATAATATCCAATTGAAAAATATTTTTTCTAATTTAGTTGTCATGTTTATTTATAGAAGAGATTGCTTTAATTGTTTTAAAAACTTCGTTAAAAAAACTTAATTTTTTATGCCACATATGTATATAAATAAAAAAAATTTTATATTACTAAAAATATTTATATATTTGTGAAAATTAAATTTATTATTAACTAAAAAAAAAGAAAAGAATGAATCATTTTTATGAATTGATGTCACAAATTTATCAAAATCCATTAGCAGCTATTTTGTTAATTGGTACGGTTATTTTATTGGAAGTTATTTTATCTATTGACAATGCAGCTGTTTTAGCAACAATGGTTAAAGACTTGCCACCAGCAACACAAAAGAAAGCATTAAGTTATGGTATAATTGGTGCATATGTATTTAGAGGTGTTGCTTTAGTATTTGCATCTTATATTATTGATATTTGGTGGTTGAAACCAATCGGTGGTTTATATTTAATGTGGATGTGTTTTTCATATTTTAAAGGTAAAAGTACAGAAACAACAGAAGACGATTTACATAGTGAAGCAAGTAATAACTGGTTATATAAGGTAACTGTTGGTATGTTTGGTGCGTTTTGGTCAACTGTTATTGCTGTAGAATTTATGGATATTGTATTTTCAATTGATAATATTTTTGCAGTTGTTGCAATGTCTGACAATATTATCTTAATTATCTTTGGTGTATTTATTGGTATTTTAGCAATGCGATTTGTAGCTCAACGTTTTGTAGTTCTTATGGAAAAATTTCCAATCATGGAAACCTCAGCATTTATTGTTATTGGTTTATTAGGATTGAAATTATGTACATCTATTTTAATTCATTACGTACCAACTTTAAGCTGGATTGAAGGTGAAAAATTTGATATGATTATTTCTGGATTAACTATTTTAATTTTCTTTGTGCCTGTTATGTGGCAACGTTTTATTAAAAAAGTTAAATAAGTTTATAAATACATATTTATAAATGGGTAGAAAAAAAATAAAACAAATCTCAACTGGATTTTTTGATGATAATGATCAAGAAATCCATGTTGGTGATTTTTTAGAACATGAGTACAATTATAAAATTGAAGTTATAATTTTACAAAATGGTGAGTTTGGTGGTAAGGTTGTTGAATTTGCATCAAAAACTTTATTTATACCTATTTATTCATTAAATAATGGCAAAGGTTATACAATTATAAAATAAAAAAAATGTTATCAGTAATAGGAACAAATAATAATCGCGAAAATTTTATTGAATTATTAAATTCAATTTTTGGTAGTGATAATGCAAGTTTTCAAAAATATTTAAATTCATATGATGTGATTGAAAATGCTTGGAATGAATTAATAACAAATAAAAATATTACACCAGAAGAATTAAATAATTTGGGTGAAAGTTATTTTGAATCATATATTGCAAAATTAGATGATGATAAAACATTTTTTGATGAGTTTAATAAAGATCCATTAAAAATGTCTGCACAAATTTATAATGATTTTTTAAAAGAAAACGGATCACAATATACTATTGTTGACGATCTTACTAATATTTTATATTTAACTATCAACATAACAAAATGAAAAAATTAACTAAATTTACAATGTTTTTATATGCATATTTTTTTATATGTATTATACATTCGACATATACTTTTTTCATTTATAGTAAAAATTATTTTACTGGAACAAAAAACGAAAAAAGTACAATTTTAGTTGATAAAAAAGATTCACTTGTATCAGTAGTTGATACAAGTCATACAATTACAACACCAATTGCATCACGTATACCTATTGGTAGTTTTCAGTATACATTTTTAAAAAATAGTAATGTTGTTCCTGTTGATGATGAACTTGTTTTAAACGATTCTGAGTTCACTAAATACAAAAAACAATATAATTATTATCTTAATAAATATTTCTCACCAAAACAGTTAAAAGGTGTAAAAGAAATCGTTATAGCCGATGCTGAACTGTTTGATGATGGATCTGTTGGTATAACTGAATCAATAAATAATAATTCTTATATTATTATGGCTAGTAAAGCAAATGATAGCACTGTTATTATACATGAAGCGTGTCATGCATTTCAAGCTTATTATATGGATATATTTAATACACAATATAAATCGGAATGGTTAAAATGTAAAAAATATGTATCTGATTATGCAAAAACTAATTTATATGAAGATTTCGCAGAAACTGGAACTGCTTATTTAATGGGTGATACATTAAAACCTAATCCGAAATTTAAATTATTTGCTGATTTTTATAAACAAACAAAAAAATTAAAATGAATAAAATTAAATTAATCTCTTTTGATATGTGGGGTACATTAATCAAAGGAAATAAAGAATTTAGACATAATAGAGCTTTATTAGTTTCAAGTCTTACTGGTGAATCTGCAAAAAGAGTTAATGAGGTTTTTAATGAAATTAAATATGATGCGGATCATACAGTTGAGAAATTTGGTTTACAATTTTCAACAATATCATTATATGCTAAAATTTGTGATAAATTAAATTTTACTGGATCAGCATCAATGATTAAAACTAAATGTGAACAATTATTTTTAGAAAATTTACCTATTTTAATGGATGATACTATTGAAGTATTATCTAAATTAAAAGCAGATGGTTATACATTAGTTTTATCTTCTAATACATTACTTATAGATGGTAATATTATTCGTAAAGCATTAATTAAATTAGATATTGAAAAATATTTTACATTTTTATTTTTTTCAAATGAATTAGAAATTTCTAAACCAAATCCATTGTTTTATAAAGAAGTACATGAGAATGTACCATATTTAAAATCTGAAATTATTCATGTTGGTGATAATATTACAACTGATATAATTGGTGCTCAAAACTATGGATTTCATGCATATGAAATTAATACTTTATATAAAACAACATTAACAACATTTTATAAATCATTAAACTAAAAAAATGGAAATTGTAAGAATTGCCGCGCATACATTTACAAATGAAAATAATATAGGATTTTCACCTGAACAATATTCACAATTTAAATTTGGATCTAAAACTATAGCTAGAAAATTCGGTAAAGAATTAGCTGATACGTTTATTACTTCAAAACATTTTTTAAATATTGTTCAAGCATTACAACAAAATCCTGAAAAACGTGTAATTGTAATGTCTTCACCATATGTACATATAGCTACAGCAACATGGGCTATGAAAGATTATTTTGTTAGACATTTAAATAGAATGTTATACGAATATGATTTAAAACCAATTATTGAAACTAAAATTCATAGAGCAGCATCATATAAAGAAGAATATGGTGAAATGAATAAAGAGCAACGAATGAGTGTTATGAAAGGTGATACTTTTAAAGTTGATGCTGAATTATTGGTTAATAATATTTGTTTATTTTTAGATGATATTGTAATAACTGGTGCACATGAATTTAGAATTTGTGAAATGTTAAAACATTATAAAATTGAAAATGGTGCTAATTATTTTTTATATTTTGCTGAATTACAATCAGAAAGTACAAATCCAGTTATTGAAAATTATTTAAATTATTTTTATGTTAAAAATTTAGTACGTTTAAATAAAATTATAGCAAATCATGATTTTCAAATGAATACACGAGTTGTTAAATATATTTTAGATGCACCTCATGAAGAATGTATGTCATTTTTAAATTATCAATCAGATACTATTTTACAAACATTGTACCATAATGCTATTGGTAATATGTATAATTTAGTTCCAGATTATAAAAATAATTTTAAATATCTTGAAAATTTAGTAAAGAATATTGAAAATAATTGGAAACCTGTTAAATTAACACAATAATTTTTTAAATTAAAAAAAATATTTATACATTTGTAAAAATAAATGTTAAACAAGTTAAATAAAAAAAATGTCAAATCAAGAAAATCAAGAAAACGAAACAAAACTAAATGATGAAGTTCAATATGCTGAAGTAATTGAAACTGTGCCGTTAGTAGAGAATCCTACTAATGTAAAAACAGCGCCAACATCATTAATTTCGCCTGATAACAGAACAGGAAAACCTGATATGTCTAAATTTACACCGGAACAAATCGAGCGTTTTAAACAAAAAACTGGAATGATTAAAGCAGATGATAATACATCTATTTTAAATTTTGGTTTAGATGTTCAAAATAAATTATCAGCTTCATCTAGTACATTTTTAAATAATGTACGTGCATTTGATGCTGGTGAAATTGGTAATACAATTACTGATTTGTTAACAGAAATCAATCATATTGAAATTGATCCAGCATCACAACCAGCTTGGAAACGTGTATTGATGCAAATTCCTGGATTGAAAAATATTATCATGAGTACGAAAAAAATGTTTCAGAAATATGATACAGTTAATGCTAATGTTGATTCTATTGTTCGAAAATTAGATCAAGGACGTTTAACTATTGTCAAAGATAATAATCAATTACAACAATTATTTGAAGATAATGAAAAACACATCCAAAGTCTTGAAGAATTGTTAATTGTTGGTCATATGAAATATGATGAACTTCAACAAGAAATCAAAGAAATGGAATTAAATTCTGATAATTATGAGGATTATGAAATTGCTGATAAAAAAGAATTTTTAAATCGTTTAGATAAACGTCTACACGATATGGCAATTACAAGAATCGTAACTATTCAATCTTTACCACAAATTCGTTTGGTTCAAAATAACAACTATGTTATGTCTGAAAAAATCCAAGCGTCTATCACAACAACAATTCCTATTTGGAGACAACAAATTGCGATTGCAGTATCATTAGATCGTCAATCAAAAATTGTTCAAATGCAAAAAGGATTGACTGATACAACAAATGCAATTTTGAAGAAAAATGCAGAAATGTTGAAACAAAACAGTATTGAAGTTGCAAAACAAAATGAACGAGGTGTAGTTGATATTGAAACGTTGAGAGAAGTTCAAAACAATTTAATTTCTACAATACAAGAAATTAAACAAATTAAAGATCAAGGAGTTATTGCTCGTAGAAATGCGGATAAAGCATTAAGTGACTTGGAAGCTGATTTGACTAAGACTGTATTGGAAGTTAACACTGCAGCCAATGCTACTAAACAATTAAGATAATAAAATCTTAATTTATCAAAAACCTCATAAATTTTTATGAGGTTTTTTTTATTTATTAATTATTATTAGTATATTTGTTTTAAGTAAAAATATAGTATTAACTTAATTAGCAAAAAATGCTTACGTGGATCATAAATATATTCAAAGGTAAAAAGAATAAATTAAAAGAGCAAATAGTAATTACTTCAAATAATCAAACAATTACAAAAAATAAAACGCTTGAAGAAATTACACCAGAGCAACGAAAAAGAAATGAAAAGAAGCGAATTTTAAAAGAATCTAGTGATAAATTAAATAGATTAAAAATTTATGCACATTATTTCGATTTTCCATACATTACTAGTATTTATAATCAAAGTTTAATTTTACACGATATATTTGTTAATAACAATGACTTAAATATTAATAAATTAGATCAGTTCCACATGTATTATACTGATAATTTATTGGAGTTATTACAAAAAATCAAAAAATCACATGATGAACATTATACAATAATTGTATCACAAGTGAAATCATATGAAAGTAAAATTAGTAATTTACGTGAATTTATATCAAATATAGAAATTAATGATATTAAAGACTCTGATAATATAAAAGCAAGATATTCTCAGAATATGATAATGCAATTAAATTCTATTTATAATTGTTTAATTGATAAATTTGAGGATTTTAGATTTAAATCACCAAAACAATATAAAAACTATTCATCATTTAAGAATTCAAATTTGTTTTATCAAATTCCATCTGATGTATTTGCATCTTTGGTTGAATTTACATATGATAATAATTATAAATATCAAGAATATTGGATTGAACGAAAATTATTAGGTAAATTACAAAAAAATCTATTTAATATTAAATTTATTAATGTATTTATTTGTGGTGAGTTAAATTTTGAATTATTTAAAATTGACGAGACTAACGATTATTTTATTTATATTCCAAATTCTACTGTATTTAAATTTGTTGATTATAACACATTAAAACCATATATTACACAAAGTACAACAAAATATGGATCATATAATGTAGAATTAGAAACATATACAAAAAAATTAACAGAATTAAAAATTAAAAAAGACGATATTAGAAATTTTGATGATAAAACTTTAAATACATTAAAGGGTTATATGGAAAAAATTGAAGATGTTGATTTAGTTGAAAATATAACATCAATTGATGTTGAAAGACAAAACTTAGAATCAATGTTAAAATTAGAACGATTAGAAATATAAAAAACAAAAGATGATTAAATTAACAAAAGGAGAAAAAGCAGTTATTGGTGCTAAAAAATTTACAGTAGGTTTAGGTTGGGATGCAAATCAATCAAACACATCTAGTAATTTAGATTTAGATGTATCTGTATTTATGTTGAATAGCAATAAAGTTATTCCAACTGAAGAAAATTTTATTTATTACAACCAATTAAAATCAAATTGTTTATCAGTGATCCATTCTGGTGATTGTAGAAACGGTGAAACATCATCAACTGGTGATGATGAAACAATTTCTATTGATTTAACAAAAATCCCAGACAATATTGTTGAAATGATTTTTGTTGTAACTATTTACGAAGCAGAACAAAGAAAACAAAATTTTGGTATGGTTCGTAATTCATATATTCGTATTTATGACGAATTCAATACTGATTTAGTTAAATATGAATTAGATGAAGATTTTTCTATTGAAACTGGAATTATGTTCGGTAGATTATATTTGAAAAACGGAGAATGGAAATTTGATGCAAGTGGTATTGGTTATAAAGAAGACTTAGGTTATTTTGTAAGTCAATATTACACTGGTGTTGTATCAGAATAATAAATAACATATATTATTTAATAAAAAAAAAGTGATATATTAAAATGTATCACTTTTTTTATTATATTTGTAAAAATTAAAATTAAAAACAATGAAAAAACATATTTCTTTCCCATCAATTGAACAATTCAGAAATGTTGTTGCATCAATTAATAGACAAGCTAACTATGTTGGTGCTGATGAAAATGGTGATGCTATTTATGATCCAAATTTACCAAAACCAGTATTAAAATTTAAAGGTAATGAAAAAACAGTTGGTGAAGGTATTGTATTTGTATGTGAATACAAAGGAATTACTTACAGATTTAAATCAAAAGGAGAGCGTCACGCAAATGGATCTAAACCAAAAACTTTAAGTAAAGTTGATGATGAAAAAATTAAATCTATTTTAGATGTAGTTGAAAAAGTTACACCAGTTTGGAGATTAGAACAAATGATTGAAAAATCATGCGATTTAATCAATGGCGGAACATTAGATAGATCTAAATTAGGTGATTATATTAGATTAGTTATTAATGATATTATCAAAGAAGATATGGATATTTTAATTGAAGCAAATTTAGAATTAAAAGATGTTTCAAAATATATATCTGATGTTTCTCGAAAATATTTTTTTAGTAAAGAATTATTATAAATCATTTTCATAAACTGCATACCAATTTTTATATTTTAAATAAGCCTCTATTCTAGGGGCTTGTTTGTTATATAGCTGTAAACCTTTATTTTGTAATGATTTAATTAATACTCTAACTGGTAAATCGTGAATTAAACATAAATCATTTAATTCTATACGTAAACATTTAAAAACAATATTATCATTATCATCACATATTAATACGTTATCAAATCGTTGAGATGGATTAATATAACCATTTTTATACATTTCTTTTTGTGTTTGACTTGATTTTTGACCTATTTTCTTAAAACAATTTATATCTTTAGATAATAAAGTATTTGCTCGTTTTTTAACTGTTTCTGTTGAATCTCTTTCTTTTAAAGCTTTGCTTATTTTTTGTCCTATTTCTTTTCTTTTTTCGTCTGAATATTTTAATAAACTATATCCACCTAAAACCATATTATATGTATCTTTTCTATTTATAAATTCATTATTAATTAATTCTATTTCTTTATTAATCATATCTATTTTATTATCAAATACATATAATATTTCTTTTTTGAAATTTTCTTTACCATATTTTTTAATTGCCTTTTTAATAAATATACCAGATCCAAAATAATTATCATTAATATTATTTGTTGCATGTAGACCAATATAAATTTTATTATTAATTAAGTTTATTGTCTTATAAATTGTATAATATTTATTATTTTTCATAATATTATATATTAAATAAAATGAAACAAAAGGTGAAAAACATTGTTAGACAAATGTTTATGAGTTTTTTAGATAAAAAAATCATGGGTTAATTTTTATTATAGACATATTGTTTATATAATTGTTATAACAATTAAAAATAGAAATTATGTTTACATTCATTGCTGGCGCAGTCGCTGGAGTAATCGCTTTTAATTATTTAGTAAAAAAGAAATAATTAATAAAAAGCTCAGTTTTAACTGAGCTTTTTTTATGCTTATAAAAATAATATATAAATAAAAATAATTATTTTTATAATGAAAACAAAATTGAAATTTTTAAAATTATTTTGGAATAGAACAGTTGTGCCTGCTGCAGGATCTACTTTAGGAAAAGTATTTTATACGTCAAAAAATACTACAGGAGTTAGAAAACAATATGTATTTGATTTAGATACAAATGTTTCAAAATTACAAACTATTAGTGCTTCTCCTGCAGATGTTACAACAGAGCCTGGAGCAGTAGTAATAAAAACATCTATTGTACCATCAACTGATAAAAATATTTATAGTGTTGATAATGCTGGTACAACGAATGATGTTAAACCAACATTAACAATGAGTGCTCAAGTAGTATTTGATCAACATATTGCTAAATCTGGTACAATTATTCCAGCTAATATTTTAACTGGTGTATTAAGAAACGGTGTTGCTGCATTAGCTGCTGATGTTACAATGACAGAAGTATCTGCAACTGGTTTATCATTAAACGTTGCAACAGGTAAAGTTACTTTAACTAGTGCTGCAGTTGGTGGTGAATTTACATTATCTTATAAAATAGCTGATAAAATTGATCATACTGTATTTGTTGAAGGAACAGTAACAGTTGAAGTTGTTGATATTACATTAGTATCTGAACCAATGTCATTAACTACATTTGCAGCATCAGCAGCAGCAAATTTTGTTGAATTCAATATTTTAGATAATATTAAAAGAAACGGTGTTGATGTAACTATAGATGATGTAACATTAGTTTTAAATTCAACAACAGCAAAAGGTTTATTATTAGATACTAATACAGGTATTGTATCAGTTAATCCAGCTGATGTAACAGATGGAAGTAAAGTATTACAATATATTGTAAAAGATAAATTAGCAGCAGAATCAATTACAGGAAATATTACTGTAACTATTACAGCATAATAAATAATAAAACACTCTAGAAATAAAAAGAGGATCCATTTGGATCCTCTTTTTTATTATATTAATTTAACATCTAATGTTACTCCTTGTGAAGCTGAATCTGGTAACCAAAATTCTTTATAAAATTTAAAATGTTTACCAATTTCATTATTATAATCTTTACATTGCTCCATTAATAAAGCAATATGATTTTCAGCAGATTGAGGACTTAATCCGGCTGTACCTATTGTATAAATTAAAAATAAACCACATTCAGATAAAGGTAATGTTCTATTATTCATTTCTGAAATTTGTTTTATAGAATCAATGTTTATTTCTTTTTCATCATCAGAAAATATTGAATCAGAAGTTATATTATCTTCTTCAATTATCTTTATTTTAGCACATTGTTTTTCTGGGAAAAAACCTAATCCTGTTATAGAAAAATATTTTTTATTTTCATTATCTAAATGTTTAAAAATATAAAAACCAGGATTATCTTTTTCTGAATTTCTCATTAAATAGATAACATTTTCTTCAATATATTTAGAATGATATATTTTTATATCATTTTGTCTAGCATATTTTTTAACCGATTCATTTAAAACTGCACCATAAGAACCATTTAAATATGTATTTGCATTTAATATTATTGTATTTGGTAATCCCATTCTTCCTTCAGTAGCAATTAATGTTGCATTCGACATTAATTTAGCAATAATTTTTCTTTGTAAATCAGATTCTGAAGATGATTGTATTTTATTAAAATCAATATTAAAATTTTCAATATTATTATTTTTAATATTTTGTTGTAAATATTCTGCAACTATTTTTTCTTCATTAAAATCATCATCAATTGCTCCTAAATATAATGATTTAACAAAACTACATACTGAACCAGATTGGCCAGATTCATCAAATTTAAAATCAAAATATAATACATCAGCTTTTATATCTTTGATTATTTGTTCTTTTATTCCTAACATAATTTATTATTGTTTTTTTTATTAGAACAAAAATGTGCTATTTCTAACACATTTTGTTAATTATTTAATCTTCATCTTCAGAATCAAATAAATTAGAAGAATCAATATCATCTGCATAAATATCATCATCTTCATCATTTAATTCACCTTTAGCTTCCATTAATCTTTTTTCAATTTCATTAATTTCAGTAATTGATTTATAACGGAAATATTCTTTAATTATTGGTTGTAAAGCATCTAATACTTCTTTAGTAAATACTTTTTCTGAAAATAATTCAGCACCAGCAATATGTTTACCTAAATGACGTACATACCAACGATTTCCACCTGGTACAAATGTATCACCAACCATTTTACCTTTAGCTACACCAACTTGTTCAAAGTTTTCACCAATACACCAATAATCTAAACCAACAAATGGATTACAACCCGACGTAAATGAAATTTCAAATTTAACTTTCTTAGGTTTTGCCATACGATTTTTAACCATTTTAGCAGTAACTACTAAACCTGATTGACCTAAATCTAAATCATCAATTTCACCAGTTTTTAATTTAGCTTTAGATAAAAACGCAATTGATGAAGCTGCATAAAATAAGCCTTCTCCACCTTTCATTTTATCTTGTGGGTACATATCCATTGTATTATGTGTAACCATACCGTTTTCTAAAATGTAATGATGTACGTCTTTTACATTAATATCATATACAGATTCTTTTACATCTAAAATCTTTATACTTTTAACTTTAATTCCTTTTAATTCCATAAATTAGTATTTAATATTTTATTATTTATATAATATCTTAACTAGTTTGTTTATATTTTTGTGTTATTTATTTTTAAAATAGACAAATAAATAATATAATTGTAAAAAACAAATAACACAAAATGATTCAAAATCCACAAAAACAATTAAATGTAGCATTTAATTTAGATGAAGTAAAAACAGCATTATTAAAAATTCCTAACTTTTTATTGAATAGCTAATATTAAATCATTTTCAGTTAAATCTTCTGCTGCTTTCCAACAATCATTTTCTTCATCTTCCGACCATTCTTGTTTAACTAAGAATTTATGATTATGAGTACATTTGATAGTAGTTCCGTCTTCCATTTCTATTTGATAAATAGTAGCATCGTCATATTTTGTATTAAAATTGACTTCTTTAGGACCTTCTAAAGTGTTGATGAATTCACCAGCACCAATATCTTTAATTTCTTTGAAAGTGCCATCAGCTAACATTACTTTAGTTTCACCTGTAACACATTGATATGTGTGGTTAGTACAAACTAATGGAATACCTAAATAACCTAAATCCGAGTTAATAATACGGAACAAAGATGCTAATGCTTTTGCTTTAGTAAAATCGGCTTTTTCTTTACCAACTAATGCATCTTCTACTTCTTTTCTTGATCCTAATTGACCAACTGAATCAATAAATATAATAAATTTTTGAACTTCATTACCAGCATCTTTTTGTTCTTTTAAACCATCAAGTAATTGTGTTAACATAACTTTAACATCTTCAATTACATTTGTTCTAATTAACATAAATTTTTCTTCATCAATATCAATTCCGTAACCTGGTAATTGATCTAATTCAATTGCATATTCAGTATCAATATAAATAACACCTAATCCTTTTGCTTGAGCTTGTTTAGCAATAGAATAACACAAGAAAGATTTACCTGTTCCAGATGGAGCACCAAATACAGTAATTCTGTTATCAGGAATTCCACCATAAATATCAGATGAAATTGCAGCATTTAATACATAAATACCTGTACCAATTGTACCTCTAGATTGTGATGATTTTAGTGTTTCGTGTTGAATTGGCATTTTTTTAATAATACCATTTGTTAAGCCACCGATGTCTTTAAAGCTAAATACGCCTTTTTGTTTTGCCATAAATAATTTTTGATTCTTTTTATTTATTTATTATATAACCAATATATTTCTATGTTTAATGAAAAAAAAATATAATTGTAAAAAATAAATGGATGTTAGATATAACTAAGTATTTGAAAAAAATAAATATTAAAATTAAAAAATACACAGATGAAACATTTATAATAGACGATAACGGCGTTGAAAAAGAAATTAATAGAAAAAAATTAGAACAATATTTGTTTATTTGTTTAACTGATTATATAAATAACGCAAAATGACATATACTTATAATGATATTTTGTATTATTTACCAGATTTAAAAAAATATGTTAAATCTAAAATAAAAACAAGTTGGTGGAAAGATATTGTACAAGAAGTTTTATTGTATTTATACTTAAAATTTAAATCATTAAAAATTACTGATTTAAAAGGTTTAATATTGAATACTGCAAAATTTTTTATTAATAAACATATTAATAAAAATTGTAATAAATTAGTTTTTTCAAATGATATTATTAATACAGCTACAACATATCAAAAACACAATTTCGTCACATCTGGTTACAATACAGAAATAATAGATGATAATCTATTCAATAATATACAAAGCGTCTCTAAATTGATCTTTTTACCATTTACAATGCAATTAAATGGTATGAGAATAAAAGAAATTGCAGAAAATTTAAACATAAACGAAAATACAGTAAAAACGCGTATTTTAAGATGTAAAACACATTTAAAAAATAATTTATGAAAAA